GGAGAACAGTGGCCACTCTGGAAACTCCGGTCAGAGTGGAAACAGTGGACAATCGGGTCACTCAGGACACACCGGTGGCATGGCTCCCTGCTTTTTGGAAAAGACACTCATCAAAACGCCCAATGGATATGTGCATGTCGAAACTGTTAAAGTCGGTGATTATGTAATGTCTCATAAAAATAAGCCCGTCAAAGTAACAAAAATTGGTAATTGGAAATGTAACATAAACAACAAGTCTGATTTATCCAGACGCATTTTTAAGATTCCAGCTGGAAAACAAAACGCAACCTCCGATTTATATTTGAGTTTCTTCCATCGTATTTTTACACCAGAGGATGGTTGGTTAAGAAAACCAATTAGTTTAGGATTTAAAGAAGCTCCAGATTCCGAAGTGACTAATGATCCAAACGGACGTTATACTATTTACCATATTCGTGTCGAAGATGGAGAACGTAACCATTTAATTGTCAATGGCGGATGTTTGGCTGAATCATGGATTGAAATTCCCGATGAACCTTGATTCTTTAAAACTGATACGTTAACTTGTAGGTTGACTTGTACGTTTAAGTAGACAAAATGAATCGTATTTGTATAATATAGAATGTATTTGAATACTGGATTGTTAATCATAATAAATATTATTATATCTATTATAATTATTTATGCAGGGCATTTGCTTTGGAATTATTTGAAAGATAATTATAGTAAAAAGAAAACCAAGGATTTAGTGGGTAGTCAAATTGAGAAATATAAGAAAATGGTGGGGGAAATGAATGATGGTAGTAGTTCTCGTAGAAATATGGACGAATTGTCTCAGGAAGATTTGGCAAAGATGGAGCGGGAATTAAGTAGTTTTATGGAGAATGGTTAGATGGATATTTACATCATCATGTCCTTGGACATTTTTGATGATTTAGAACGTCTGCGGCGGGATTTGCGGGATTTCTTGGATTTTTTGGATCTGCGTTTGCCTCCGCCTCTATTCATTGCGTCAAGTTCAGAATTCGCTTTTATCATAGTTTGTAATTCGGATTCAAGCTCTTCTAGCTTCAATTTTAAATTTTTTATGTCTTCTGCCGATAATGATTCTTTCTTATTCAAAATGTCTTTCGTTAGTTTTATGTAATTTCCTACACCATCAATTAACGCTTGTGAAAACTTTTCACCTAAACCTGCAGTTTTAGTACTACCATCTGATTTGTATCCATCATCTTCTTCGTCTCCACTCATTATCTATATATTATTAACACAAAATAAATAATATAAAAGATCTACAAAAATCCTCTAAATAATTAAAAAACGCACATAAAGCTATCCCCACATTAAAAGTAATGGAACTTACACAAGCACAAATATCCCATCTCCTGAATCGTTTTCCAGAATTTGAACTTTCTTATGAAACAATTTCCCATAATAAAGTTTCCCCTGATTATGATATAGCCATAGCCATACCCACTGGAAAAAAAGGATTTATTTGGTTTACCTTTCATCAAGACGATGATGTCTGTTATTTATTAGACTCGAATAAAGACAAAAAAATTACAAAGGCGATCCGATTAGATTTAGTCAATCTAGAATATTATCAAAAGTTAGCACTAGGTACCGTGTTATATGGTACCATTTTAATAGATGAACTAACGGGAAAAAACACATTTATTTTGGAAGATGTCTATTTGTATCAGGGTCTGTCTCTTAAAAAACAAACAATGAATCATAAACTATCTATTATGTTGGATTTTTTTGATCATGCGGTGGCGAATGCGATTCAAAAGAAAGAATTTGTCTTTATGTTACCAATGATGTGGTACAATAATGAAAACGAACTAAATGGACAACAGAATGGCTTACCCTCAGGTTCATCCGCAGGTTTGCCTTCAGGCTTACCCTCAGATATCCAAAAAATCGTCGGTTATACAACTCATCATATTCAACATCGTTCTACTAGTAAAATTATGCCCTATGTGAATATATTTTTAAACCGTAAATTAAATGGAATACTATCGAATGCACCGTTAATGTGTTCAGATACAACAAAAACACAAAAACAATCAACACATATATTTGAAACCCAGCGTATTACAATGGACTTTTCAAAGCCTCAATATAAATACCCCACTGTTTTCCAAGTGACCGCGGATATTCAGTTTGATATTTATCATCTCTTTGCTTATGGAAGAAACAAAAATCCTGTTTATTATAATATTGCCTATATTCCCAATTGTAAATCGAGTGCATTTATGAACGGACTTTTTCGTAAAATTCGCGAAAATAAAAACCTAGATTATATCGAGGAAAGTGATGATGATGATGATTTCCAAAATATGGAAGAAGATAAATATGTCGATATCAATAAAGTGTTGTTATTAGAGTGTACGTTTCATCAAAAATTTAAACGGTGGGTTCCGGTGCGGGTCGTAGATAAATATGCTAAAGTAGTCCATCTAAATAAGCTAGTACGATAAAACCCATATAAATAGTATGCTTTTTGTATACTATTTATGGACCCCACTCATTTAACTGTTTATCAATCCCCCTTCCGAAAACATCGTATTGGACAATATGCGGATGGAGGATATGTTATCTGTGATATTCCTGACGTTGAATATGATATTTTGATAGCAGGTGGCGTTGATAACAATGTGGCATTTGAGGAACACTTTTGCCAGATATATGACAACACGCTATGCTTTGCATATGATGGCACAATTGAGAACATTGAGACGAAAAATAAAAACATTACCTTTTTCAAACAAAATATCAGTCATAATGGCGAGGATGGAACGACAACCTTACACCATTTATTAGATGCGGCTTCGTGCGTTTTCATTAAAATGGATATTGAGGGATGGGAAATACCATGGCTTCTCAGTTTGACCGAGGAACATTTCTCAAAAATTGGCCAAATTGTCATGGAATTCCATCGACCATTTGACGAATTGGGCGGGGAAGCGTTAAGGCGTCTCAGTCTGTTTTTTTCCCTGGTCCATTTTCATCCGAACAATTGTTGTGGTTGTCGAGAACATTCTGGAGTCATTATCCCAAATGTCTTTGAATGTACTTTTATCAACAAAAAATATATAAAGGGGGAACCTATTTTGAATACTGACCCAGTGCCATCGGACCTAGATGTTCAAAACTTGCATTATCATGACGAAATTCACGTGAATTATCCACCATTTCGGCACGAACCATAAAAAATAATATCCATCCAAAGATATTATTTTTATTTATCAATCACGATTTCTTTGAGAACATTTCGCATGATTTTATTCATATCCTTTTCTTCATCCTCAGGACAATAAGAACCAAGAGAACTTAGCGAGATTTTTAAAAACTCATCATTTTCGGGCGTATCTACTTTTACAAAATCAGGATTTTGTGCTTGCCACGCAGGTAGCTGTTGCAGATTTTTCTTCGCGATTCGTTTTACTATGTTGCGAAACCCCGTTTTTTCTGCGGATTCCTTTTCCCAGTTGTCTTGGTCTTTTATATATACCGTTTCGCGTTTTAAATCCGTACAATGAAGTGGCCGGGTATAAATATCTAATTCTTTTAATTTATTGATGAAAATCCGTGATATACCGGGAACGTATCCGAGCCGGCCAGTTGCCTCCAAATCCGAAACTGTTAACTTTATTGATTTTATAAAATCAGTGATACTGATAGCATCCTTACATTGCTCATTTAAAAACAGATTTAAATTAAAATTATTATTATTAGTGATGTTATTATTCTGAATATTTGTCACTGCCTGTTTCTTTGATAATTCAACTATTGTATTTTGTAGTTCTCGATTCTGCTCTATTAATAAATTTTGCATATCCTTACTCTGCTGCATAAATTCCATAATAAGATCAGATGTTACTGGCGTTGTCTGTACGGTCAATTGTTTACTGATAGCCGCATCAAGTATATGGTCATCTGCTTTCTCATCTTCACTTTTACTATCGTGATAACTATGTGTATTCAATGTTTCGATGTATTTATCACAATTTTTTCTATGTTTACACAAACTAGACATGTGTTTATAAGATATGCCACAAACACATTTGTATGCCTTGGTTGAAGTTTCCATACTATTCGATATGTGTTTTTTTGTTGACAAATGACTCGTCCAATTTCCTTTTTTTTCAGTAGAAAAATTACATATTTTGCAAAAAAAGTTTAAATTAGCCATGGTTAGTCTTGAGACTGAATGCTTATATATTAAGTAAATATATTATTTATTTATTACCTTATATGATAATATAATTATTAATAAATATTGGTCGGCTGTTTTTGCTGTTTTTTGCTGGAAATCATTAGTCTAAATGGCTAATGATTTCCAGCCAAGTTTTATTCCGCGTAAAAATTGACAAAAAATTATGCAGCCAATTTTTCTGAAAAAAACACCAATTCGCTGCACGACCGAGTAAAATCGATTTTTCTAAAATTTTATATCCGGTTTTTTGAAAAATGGACATTTTAAAAATGTCCAAAAAAAAAAAACGCAGCCATTTCTTTTTTCGTGTTTTGTTAACATTTGAACGTAAAATTATGCAAATATAAGAAAACTTAGTAAAATTGCTGAGGACCCGGTTTTAAATATACTTTTAGTATATAGAATGGCGTCAGGAACCGGAAGCACCGAGATTGCGTTTAAAGGAGGAAACGTACTACCTTTAGAATCACCTAGTTCTTTAACTGGGAATATAGCAAAGTATGAAAGTGTAGGAGGTAAACGAAGATCTAAAAAAACGAAAAAAACTGGACAAAAAGGTCAGTGTGGAGGTTCTGCTTTAGCCTTTTCTGAATTATCTCAGCAAAAACCTCTCTTAGCACCTATTCATAATGCGGGTACTGAAAGTCATAAGCAAGCTGGTGGAAAACGTCGGACTTCATCAAAAAAACGCCGTGGCTCTCGAAAAACCATGAAAAAAATGATGAGTGGCCTTTTCAAATTATTCAAAAAGTAAAACCTATATTGAATTATACAATTATATTTATTCCAAGTTAGCAAATATACTTGTATCTATCAAACATTTTCCTATTGGTTTTGGAGTAAATTTACTGGTTACCCCATCAGGACCAGTTTCGCCGTCACTATCTTCTCCAATTTCTTTATTATGACTATTATTTGTACTGTTTTTTGGTTCAAAGACCGTCTTCCAAATTGCCGCGTTGGACCAATCGCTCGTATAAATCCGCGAGTCCGTTTGCTGAATCCGATAATTACATTTTTTATAAAACCGTTTCCTCTGTGTCCATTGATTTTGGAAAACCTCATGCGTATCAATAATATCTACAATGATTGGACTATCGTGTTTAACACGTAAAATACGCCCAACGGATTGTGTAATATCCGTTTTTGGTGTAATCATAACTAATGATGCCAGGGTTTTTATATCAAGTGCTTCCGCTGCCATTGCATATGTAGCTAAAACTATCTGTTTTTCTTCAGTCTCTTGAAGATTTGCCTGTTTCATACCTCCCACATAAAAACCCACTGTAGCCAACTTTTTATGACAAATAGATTCATATAAATAAGTCAAAAGCGAGCGATTATGACATAGGACCATGATTTGGTTCTCAGATTCCTCTAATAAATCGCCAATAACGCGTATGATAAAATCACTACGTGGGCCGAATTCGCATAGTTTTACGATCATTGTACTATATTTGGTATTTCCTCGGAAATCGACCTCGACCTCATTGAATGTAGGGTCGTTTGATTTATATTCAATTGCTCTTACACAAACTAGGTCATCATTATCGCGTTTTTCTGTATATATTTTTTCGCCAATAAACATATAAAGCACACGGGTCAATTTATCTTTTCTGTCAACAGTGGCCGAAATACCCAGCATAAAAGGTGTAATTGTTTTAAAGAGGGTTCTCGAAAATTGCTCACTTCCAATACGATGTACTTCATCAACAATTGTGAGGCCAAAGCTATCAAATGTGCCCTGTGGGTATTCTTTATCATATAGGGTTTGAATCATACCAATTACTATATCTTTATCAGCGATATCAAATGTCGATGCCTGAATCTTACCAACACGTGCAGTCGGCAGAAATTCGCCGATACGCTCAATCCATTGATTCATTAAGAATTCTTTGTGCACTAATATGAGTGTCTTTTTTTTTAGTAAAGAGATTATTTTTAGTCCCATGACCGTTTTTCCACGCCCACATGGTACTTCCAAAATTCCGCCACTGCATCCATGCTCTGCCTTTTTGACATAATCGACGTAGATACCAACAATACTATCTTGGTAATCACGCAGTGGTTTTTCAAAATCGACTGAAATGTCCGTGCCTAGTTGGAGTTCTATTTTCGCGGGCATTCCATATCGCTGAATACCATAAAACCGAGGTAAATAGTATTTATTTGTATTTTCACGAAACACGGGAAAGGGTGTTGTGTCGGGCTGATTTGGACCAAACAACATTGGTTTTACGTTTAAATCTTTTAAAAACTGTTCCACGTCGGCTTTGTCGATAATGGATTTGGGTATCGTATATCCCTTTTTACCAATATAAGATTGAGAACATATTAATGCTTTATATTCATCAGACAAGGTGAATATTGGTATAATAGGCGGCGGAGTAACTGTCTTTTTTTTGAAGAACTTCCCAGGTCTTCTGTACATAAGGGTAGACTATTATAATGTAAGAGAGGAAATATAATTTAGGATGTTTCAATTTTCTGAATCGTATATTCGAGAACCTGAAAAAATATAATGATAATCTATATTATAATAAATCGAATGGATATTTCTACTATTGTTAAAAGTTTGTCTACGGTAGAAATGATATTACTTGTAGGGTTTATCATATTTATTGTATCACCCATTTCGATACCCTCATTTTTAGCCGGAATATTTGATTCCTCTTTAGGTATGTTGATGCTTTTTGTAATAATATTATTTTTGTTTTTTTATGTGAATCCAATTTTGGGAGTCGTATTTATTTTTGTTTCTTATGAGATTTTGAGACGTAGTGCACAGTTCACTAGTCGTACTACAATTATGCAACATACACCTAGCCAGGAAAAGAAAAATAATCAAATGAAAGCCATGAACCCAGTTAAATCTGAGTCATTAGAAGAAGAAATGGTAAACAAAATGGCACCTGTCGGACATAGTGATATTAGCGTTTATACTACAAGTACGTTTAAACCTGTTGCTGATAAGGTAGGTTCTGCATCACTCGTATAAATAATTAACATAATTCATTTTCATTATAAATAAAAATGAATTTAATCGATGAACTTTGCATTGAATTTACTTTTGACTTAACAATATCATTATACTGATAATGGGCAATAACATAAAAGATACTATTCCTATTAAACTTAATGTTTTTGATAATTTATTTCTAGAATATACACCAATTACAAAAATAATTAATGCTGATACAAGAACCGCTGCAAAGTAATATTTTAATATGTCTGTAAATATGAAGGTCACGCACATCTTAACAAAATCAAATAAATCATTTATATCTGTAATAAATACAGTATCTTTTACTTCCCATTCGTCACTTGATTTTTTTGAATATATTAATGCAAAAGACAATCCATATAATACTAATAAAAACAATCCTGTGCTTAAAAATTTAAAATCATTTTTTGAAAATCCCTTCAAAAAGCAAATCAAGATAGCAAGAGCGGTCATCATTGAAATGAAAATATCTATACTTCTTATGCGTTTTCCACGTATATTAGCAGAAACTTTGTCTATGACAATTTTTTTATATAACGCGGGAATAACTAAATAGGCAAGAATAACTGCTATTATAAAAATAAAAAAATTAACCGATGTTTTCATAAAATCCATTTGTGTTTTTTGACCCATTAACTCACTATTGATTGGCAAGTTATATGTAGTTATGGTTTCGTCACTTTCGCCAGAAGGATTACAGTCAATATATATTTGATTATCATCATTATTTGGATTATCTTTGCCGGCAGCTGCAGGTGCACCTGGTAAAGCAAGCGGACTTTGTATTGTAAAAAGTGGTGACCGAAACGTGGTTGAATCAAACGTATAGAGACCTTTAAACCATTTTGATGTTTTGTTGTTCACCGTAATTGGGGTTAAAAACAAAATAACAATATTATTAGGGTTTTGCGTATCATGATAATGAAAATATTTTTTCTGACTACTATAAGTAATAACATCACTAAGTCTAACGCTATTATTTTCGGTTTGGGAAAGAGATATTTTAGATCCTATAATTAATTCGGTATAAATTTTGTCAATACTAGTCGTAGAACTGCCACTTGTGTCGGGTTGAACAAAAAAACAAGTATAAATTTTAGCATTATTGTTTATATTATGTTCTATAACTATTTCTCCTTCGATTTTTGTTCCTGGGTCAGAGAGCCCTATTACATTATCATGTAATAATCCAAAAAAATAAATGTTTGTTGCGGTAACGGAAGATGGGTTTATCCCACTAAAAAACAAATTAGTGTCTGTAGAGTTGTTGTATTTTATTTTCCAATAATTTAAAGCACTTGATTTTACATCTTGTTTATTTGTATCACTTTTAAAAATATCTATAGCGTTTTCATAATTAAAACTTACTACATTTGAATCCACAGATAATGCATTGTTTAGATCAAAATTAGACATATTACTATATACTACGTTTATATTTTTGGTAGCGAAACAATATGCTAAAAAGGAATATATTGAAACAAATTATTTTCATATACCGTGGCAATAAATATATCTTTATATCCTTCAACATAAACCACGTCGCCGTTATTGATATCATCACATCCATATTCGCTGGTACAGCTTTTGCCATTGACACTAATTGGTAACTTGGTATTAATATTACCACTATTTGAAATAGTATAATATTGCCATTTATCTCGACCTGTCATGATTCGTCGGCCCATCAATGGTAATATCATATCCGAATTCCCTTGAGAACGTGTTAAAATTCCGATTTGCTGGTATCCTGTATTGATGGAGGGGCCTCTCGACCTAATATTTACCGGAATTCCGCGAATATCGCCTGAATCTGGCGGATAAAAAAGCCCGTCTGTTTTCATAGGAGGTGCGTAAGGGTCGTTAAATGGGTCTTGACGTGTTGAAATCCCTCCCATCATAACATGATTTGTATTTAAAGGTGGTGTGTTTAAAACTACAATGTTTGGCTTATTTGCATTTTCGCGTTCCTGATACGGTTTAACAAGCTGTGTGTACCATAAATATGATAATAAAACTAAAATAACAATTAATAAGAAAAGGGTCATGTTTTCAATACAAAATAATCCTGGAATACATTTTTTACCCATTCTATAACTCTATAAGTCTATATAGTAATTGAATATAAAAAGTTATTTTCTATTCAATCAAAAGGTAAAAACTAACGAATTCCGCGAATTACATAAAATCACTAGCTTTAATTTCTGGTGCAGGAGGCATAGGTGGTGAACCTCCAGAAAATATTTGACCCAATTCGCCAGCACCAACTGTAAAAAGACGAATGGCACTCTTGAGAAGTTCAGGAGCTTTAACAAAGAAATCTCCACTAATGTCACCTGCTCTCTCCATTAATACATCAATCTTAAGACGCTTACAATTAAAACATTGGTCACGAATTGATTTTGGCCAGTAAATTATATGGAATCCCGCTGCACCTACTATAATATGGTCTAATTGTTCTAAACCATTCCAAACTTTATGTTCATAGGGATATAAATTAATGCCAATAGCATTCAATATCAATAAAAAAATTCGAACTGGCATATATAATATGAAACCAATCATTTCGATAATATAATAAAGTACACACCTCTTTGCATTTGCTATAAAATAAACACTACACACTGTATATGTTTTTACAAATTCAAACATATACCCCAGCAGATTCAGGATATCAATACTAAACATGGGAACGATTTCAGCTAAATGAGCAGTTGTAACAGCAATACCCAATATAATGTTTGTTGCTCCGATTACCAAATTTGCTACACGAGCCGGAATGGTAATCATAAAATTTATTATTTTTCCAAGTAAATCAAATGCTTCTCCAATATCAGGCATTATTATCTATTATATACTATTGATAAAAGTTATTTTTACACAGATGAACATTTTAAATATTCAAGTGTGTAAATAAATAATCTTTTATTTAGAGGCGGTTCCTGTAACTCCAGCCGCTTTATAATTTTCATATTTTTCAACGAATTTTTCTACACGGCTTAATAAGGGATCGATTTTTTGTAATCCATCTATGATATCTTGTTGGATAGATTGAAATTCTTTAAAATCCGTTTTTAAAGAATCCTTTAAAGCATCTGTATCAATCTTTGCTTTTTTCTCCTTTTGACTAGGTTCTTTTTCAAGAATAGGTTCATCTTTGTCTTTTTTTGCAGAAGCCTCATCAGCAGCAACTTTAAGTCCGGCATCAATTGTTTCTTTCATGCCTTCGCGTACACTCATTCCTTCACTAACACTTGTGCCAAAACGTAAAACATGGGTAATAGTAATTGCCATAAAAAGGACAATTATCATGTTTTTATTGAAAAAGGAGGTCAAAAATCCAACAATTAATATAGTAATAAAGGATTGAATATCATTTGTTGTGGCAAAGTAGAGAACATCAACAATCGCAAGGAAACAAAAAAAATATAATACGAATCGGTTCTGTAAAATAGACCCATAATTTCCACTCATTTTAATATTTTTATTTAAAAAACTAGTGACAGAATTCATTCGACTATACTTTATAGGTGGAAAAAAACATATAAAATATACAATTATTAAAAAGGTATTTAAATCATCCGACCATTTTTTATTTCTAATTATCTTCTTCAAAGTCGTTCGTTTCACGGTACTCAAAGGGAATTTCCCCTCCATAAATATCGAGAACTTCTTTGACAACTTCTTCACGTTGAATATCGCCTCGCTGGAATTCAAAACTTGTGATACTAGAAGAACGTTTTCCCTTAAATTTGGTCAAAAAATCTTCTAGACCATTTAATTCATTAGGCCTGTCGTATTGTTCTAAATCGCCCGTAATAACCAATCGGCTATTTTCACCTAAACGTGTCAATAACATTTTCATCTGAGAAACGGTTGAATTTTGCATTTCATCGGCAACTATCCAGCAGTTTTTGAACGTGCGTCCACGCATATATCCAAGAGGTGATATTTCAATGACCTTTTCTTCCAACATGGCTGTTACTTCCTTTGGGCTAATAAAGTTGTAAAGAATATCATAAATTGGCCGGACCCACGGAGCCATTTTTTCTTCCAAAGTTCCAGGTAAATAACCCAAATCTTCGTCTACAGAAACAGAGGGACGGGTAAAAATAAGTTTTTCATAGGTTCCTAATAAAAAGTTCTTTACACCATATTCAGTAGCAAACAGCGTTTTGCCCGTTCCCGCGGGCCCAGTTGCAACGACAATTTTCTTAGACTTTTGTCGTAAGAGGGAATTATATATTTCTTGACTATTGTTTTTAGGTTTGGTAAATTTGAATTCAAAAGCAGCTTTTTCATTTGGTGATAAATATTGATAATTTTCATATATATTACGTTGTTTTGTTGCAGATTGTTCTCGTTCTTTGCCGATTTCTTCGCGATAATCTTTTAAAATTTCCTTTTCATTTTGTTTCCTGGGTTTTCGATTACGCTGTTTAGGCTCAGACTTGATTGCTTCACTGCCCAACGACTCGAACGAGACACAATCAACTGTGTGTTTCATCTATTTACATTATCTTAGTATTTTATTTGGTTGAAACAAATTAACTAAAAATCTAATGTGTCGGAAAAAAGTTTCTTATCGAGTCCAGTTCGCACACAAAAGACACGATGTGCAAAAATGCCTGTTAAAAAAACAATGGCTAAAACTTTCCAAAAGGTCCAATTAAAAAACCAGGAAATAAAATAAGCCCCCATAATGGTTACCACTGTATCGAGGATAGCAATATCAAAAATTCGGTATTTACGTAAACCTGTAGCTGGTTTTCCAATAATATCTTTATATGGGCAAAGGGGATTATGCATTATATATATTGGATGGATAAATTGGTTCTCCTTTATTTGTATTTACAACCTGTAAAAATACACTTTTAAATTGTAAGTACACACGATAAATAAAGCAAAACCCATTATCTAGGAATATAATATATGGCAAACACGTCGAATAGTTCAAATATTTCGTATCAAAGTCCGATTTGTCTAAATGATGATGACGTTCTCGAAATAGATAAATATTTACATATGTATGGGACAAATACAGGTGCTGCATACGACGAATCACAGCGTATTTTTATAGTGAATGATGTAATCATTTTGAGAGTAGGTGAACAAACATATCGATTAATTGAATACCATTTCCATGTACCGAGTGAGCATATCATTAATGACAGCAAATTTGCATCTGAAATACATTATGTGTTTGTCGAGCATGATAAAAATAAGAAGTATGAGGCACATAATTGTCCCGATATTTGCAGTGGTTGTTCTAATGATATTTCCGGGAACGTCTTAGTTATTGGACGTGTAATAACGAACGAAGAAGAGAGTCGCAGAGAACATGGTTCCTTAGCTAAACTACAGCCACGGATACCGAATCATTATTTTGAGTATGATGGTACTCTAACCACCGGAGACTATTCACCAGTCCGCTGGATAGTCGGGCGAAAACCAATTCAAATGAAAATAAGTGTGATTACAGATTTTGCAAAAACTGCTCGTTCAATTCAACCATTAGATGGACGCATCGTTTTATACAGCAGAAGTTATTAAAAATCCTGAAAAAACGCAAATTTGTAAAGCGTTACAAAAATAATATTTTGAAAGGAGATAAAATCTAATGGATATATTATTTAGAGAAGAATGAGTGAAGTTGCCTTTGTTGAACCTTTGTTAAAACCTGACGATAATCGTCACGTTATGTTTCCGATTCAATATGATGATATTTGGCAAATGTATAAACGCCAGGTAGATTGTTTTTGGATCACACAAGAGGTCAACTTAGCTCAGGACTTAAATGATTGGGAAAAATTAACACACGATGAACAAAAATTTATAAAAATGGTTTTAGCTTTTTTTGCAGCATCTGATGGAATCGTATTAGAAAATTTAGCGGTGCGATTTATGAGTGATGTGCAAGTATCTGAGGCTCGTGCATTCTATGGATTTCAAATTGCCATGGAAAATATTCATAGTGAAATGTATAGTTTATTGATCGATACGTATATTAAAGATTCTGCTGAAAAAACAACCCTATTTGAAGCCACTAAAAATTATCCCTGTATTGCTAAAAAAGCAAATTGGGGTAAAAAGTGGCTAGGTGATAATCGCAGTAGTTTTGCATCACGTTTAGTTGCCTTCGCTGCGATTGAGGGAATCTTTTTTAGCGGTTCATTTTGTGCTATTTTTTGGTTAAAGAAACGCGGTCTTCTTCCTGGATTAACATTTTCGAATGAATTAATCTCACGCGACGAGGCACTTCATACGGAATTCGCAATTTTACTTTATACAAAATTACAGCGTCGTCTTCCAAAAAAGCGTATTCATGAGATTATTCAAGAAGCAGTAGAGATAGAAAAAGAGTTTATTACGGAAGCCATTCCTTGTCGCATGATTGGTATGAATTCCAAATTAATGACACAATATATTGAATTTGTTGCGGACCGACTTTGTTTGCAGTTAGGTTATGATAAAATCTATAACGCATGCAATCCGTTTGATTTTATGGAATTAATAAGCATCGAATCCAAGGTCAACTTCTTTGAGCGTACCAATTCTGAATATGCTCTAGCAAATAAAACTGTCACAAAGGATGTATTTGATTTTACTACAGATTTCTAAATAAAAAATGAGTATAAGATGTTAGAGACATAACAGACATCATTATTTCGCGTAATAATTTTTATTTTTTATTCTAAAAAAAATAAAAACGATATTTAATGGTCAAGACACAAGTATATTTTATAATACAGATAGTTTTTTACTATGTTCTCGCTATTCTTTGATTTTGACATAGAATAATTAGACTCATCGTGAAGTCTATGTTTATAAAACAAATTATTTACGACGAAAACTTCATTTTCAGTTAGCCATTCAGTAAATAAAACAGCAGAATCAAGTGAATCCATATAAGGTCGATTATACAGATTAGAAATGGTCTCCATATTTTTCAAATACTCTTTTACTGGAACAAAATAATTACAGGTATTTATCAAACATTGAAACGTATTTTTTTTAAAATCCCGTAAATAAACCTGTTTTGAGATTACTTTATTTGCGTATTCCGAATAATCGAGATGTGGCGAAGGATATCCTGGAAACGTAAATGCAATTTGTGGAGCATAAATATATTTTGGGTTCCAAGTATCAATTAGATAAAGCCTATCAATATAATCGGTATTTATAATATTGTCCGCATCTAATAAAATTGCCCAATCATTACTGCAATAAGATAATACCTTAAGTTTGTTTTTAAAACATCCCAAGTTCTCTTCATTGAAATAGACCGTTATCTTTGGATTATTTAAAGAAGTTATTTTATTTTGCAATAATTGAATATCAATATCAGATGATTTATCGTCACAAATTATGATTTCACTGATGCGATTGTCATTTAGTAAAGGATGAAGGGCATCCAAAATAAAATGAGAAGAATTATAATAAGGAATTGCTACTGATATCGTATTTTTCATCTTTGTATAACATAATATATTTTTTTTAACTATTTACTCCGATAAATCAATTATACTGTAAAAGGCGAACTTCAGAAAGAAACATTGAGCAAATAATACTATACTAAATCGTCTGCATATTCACTATCAATAATCTGAGTTTTTTCATAAATTTCTAATGTTCTCGCACTTGCGTCCTTTGCGTCAACATATTTAGGCATCCAAAAATAGGGCACAATCTTTCCCATCCCCTGATAATGGGTTTCAAATATTTTTCGATAATAAAATTGTTCCGCAGTTTTAGGTATTAGATGACGATCTATTCGTTTCATATCATAGTGAAAATAAGCCATATGCTCATACATTTCATCCGTTTTTTGCATAAATGGACAAACTGGCAAGTCATTTTCAAGAAAGATCTTCTCAGCATGTTCTTGAATAATTTCATAGAGGGATCTAGATTGTTTGGAAACGCCATCACTAAAAGCCTCCTTTTTTCTCCAAAGTATTTCTTTTGGTAACAAGGGTTCTCCGTTAGAATTTTTAAAATCGGAAAAAGCATCACGAATAAGATGCTTTTCGCCGACGCCTCGATATTTATGAAACCGGATAGCAGGTGGAATAGACATGTAATATTGTACCCAAAAACGGTCTAAAAATGGAGTACGGGGTTCTAGTCCATGCGAGGATATAGATTTATCAGAACGCAATACATCAAAAGCATGAATATCTTTTAACAACCGCCTGCTCTCTTTATCAAATTCAATGACATCCGGACAATAATTCATATATAAATATCCACCGGCAAGTTCGTCCGCCCCATCGCCATTAAAAATGACTTTTGCCTCACTATGTTCAGAAATATATTTACCTAATAGCCAATTTCCAATACTTGCACGAACCGTTGTTGTATCATAACTTTCAATATCATAGATTACTTTGGGAATCGCATCCAAAAAATCTTGTTCTGTCAATACTATTTCAGTATGGTTCGTTCCCAAATAATCTGCTACGATTCTTGCGTTTTTTAGGTCAGTCGAACCAGCAAGACCAATACTATAGGTTTCTAATGGACCGGGACCATTAGTGACACTTTTTCCATTTTTATAATATTCATTAACAAGTGCGGTTATTAAACTACTATCAAGACCACCTGATAATAAGCAGGCAACTGGTCGCTCAGTTGTTGTACATCGTTTCATGACAGCAGTACAAAGATTATGCTGTATATGTAACCGTAGAGAATCGGCATCATATTCGTTTGAATAATGGCCAAGCATATGATAAGGCCGATTCATGATACCGGGCTTCCAAGACGACGAAACTTTAAATGAATAATCAAAGGTAGAATACGTACCAGGCTCAAACTGTTGAATATTATATTGTGAATCAGAAGGTAAATCAAGCAAAGTTACGCTGTTTTTATATTTTTTCATAAAGTTTTTTGCAATTTGATGATTCAATGTATTTTTTATTTCACTCAACATTTTTAGCTCACTGGCAAAGCCAAAGAGAGGTTCTGAATCTGGTGGTGGAGTTTTTTGTGATAAAAAATATAGTGGACGAACACCATGGGGATCGCGAGCTACATAAATTTTTGCATTAGGTAAATTAAGACGATAATCAATTAGCACGAATGAAAAAACGCCATCTAGCATATTAAGCGTTTGTTCCATACCATAACGTTTATAAAGATGAATAATAACTTCGCAATCAGATTGCGTCTCTGGTTTAAAAACCTCACCATTTAAAGCAGCCATTCTCATATAAAGTTCTTTATAGTTGTATATTTCACCATTGCAAATGAGAGCTATGTCTTTGAAAATAATCGGCTGGTTTGATTCCGCATTTAACCCATTTATCGCAAGGCGGTGAAATCCAAAATAAGCCTTTATCATGACATTAGTGATTTTAGAAAATTCCGGCCCACGATGTTTGCCTTTTTGGAATTGTTCTTCGATAAACTGCACTGTTAGCTCAGTTGTATTATTTAATAGTGAAAAAATCCCGCACATTAGTTCTATTTTATTATATTGGGAAATCTTTATACCTATTTCAGCAAAGACACATTACACGGTTTGAAAATGGCGAGGGGTCAAGAACAGTATATATTCCAGTAGGACTATGCAGATTAAATCGTTTTTGTGATTTGTGCATTTCATAACCACGAGGATATACAAAATTCCCGCATTTATTACAAAAAAGAATCCATCTTTTTCTACATATATACTTATTTGGATTTATGTCGCCATTTATAATATAACAATTAATTTGTGGCGTATTGCTTTTCTTTCTGAAACAAAAAACTGACGTACTAATAAATCCATCACCAATAATAATAGTCATTTTCAGTTTTAGTACCCGAACTTCCTTCATTTTCGTTAGAACATCATAGAATGCGTATTCTTTTATAATATCAATTATTACTTCTGGTAAAAAAAGTCGATTTAAAATACAAATTTTCTTTATTGTTGTCATTGTATATATTCGTGTTTTACGCTTTATTTTCATATCAAAATATATATTTATAGCAAACGAATTTCGTTTGAAAACTGTATAACTCGAGACTTGTAAACACGACTAATATCTAACAGACAACCATTTGCGTAATCTACGATAGGGTCTATCTCTTCTAATATATCCATATTCCAATTATCCATTTCCGCAGTATTTAAGTGAGCGTCAAATCGCAATATGATATCAGTGAGGGTAGTTAGAATGATATCTAACACATTATGTATTTCACGTTTCTTCTCTACGCGTTTTTCGTTCCGCTGAAGCTGTGTTTTAAACTGTACTTCACTAATTATATTACGCATATATTGAATTCGTAAATATTCGTTTCTATTAATATGATTTCCAATATTATAGGTCGGCATGATAACGTAACGCATATGGATAACATTACGTATAAGTTTTGCCATAAATTGTTCACAAGCTATCGAAAATGCATGATTTTTGTGCCTTACAAGAAGTTTGTTTTTCATTGCTATGTATATATTATGTGTAATTTCATTTCGACAAGGGACGTCGCCGGGGGTACGCGGAACTGCATTACCGTTTCTGCGTAGCCATTCAAAATAATGCGGATTATGAATGGTTTCTTGAATTCGCCCAGTCCGCCAATTAAATCCTGTATGACAATTCGTACAAAACATCTCATCGCACCCATTTATTTTGAAAATACGGGTCCGACACTTAGGACAAGGTTTAGTATCATTGGCTAGTAAACTTACAGTAGCAACAGTTTCGGGATTACATTCATGAGGAGCATCGCGATTTTCACCTTTTACTTCGTGGCAATGAGGACACGACCATTTCTCACAAATACCGCATTTCCACTGACTACTTAGAAATCCGCGGCAGTTTGAATCTGGACAAGACTTAATGAATTCTGTTCTTTCAGCAGGTTGATTTGTTCTTAGTGAATGAATCTCATGCATTAAAGCATATCTTTGAATAGATAGCTCATTTATTTTTTTTTTGACTTCCGATAGATTTTTTTCGAGGTTTTCACGCTTTATCATTGTCTCAACTACTGGTTGCGTAGATGGAAGAAGGGCTCGTTCATTATCAAATAACAATTGCTCTCTCCTTTGCTTTAAACGTCCATTTATAAAAGTAGCAGTGAAGACAGTTGTTTGAAATTGTCGTGTCCATTCTCTACCACAGTCAGGACTCATGCATTTAAAAGACGTTTCACCAAGTACATACGTTTCGCAACATGTTCGGCATGCTGCAAACTGACAATACGGACAGTTTATAATCTTATGTTTAGTGAGATTAACACCGTTAACGCAAATTTGACAAACGGTTGTCATAGTGTATATAATAATAGGTCGAGCAAATTGAAACCAACTCAACTCAATTTTTTGATTTACAATCGAAAAAACAAGAAACACGAAAAAACAAAAAAATAAAAATAGATATATATATATTATTATGACGGATTCTGAATATGTGTTTTTGGATAATTTACCTAAGAAAAAAATAGACGAAGAGATTATCAATCAATTGATAGAGGGATATGAACAGGGAGCTCCATTTGGTCCTTTAGCCAATAATAAGGAAGACCATAACGAACGGAAAAACATAGACAGGGTTTATCAAAAGGATAAACAAACCTATGAACAAAAAGAACATATTCCTATCATAATTGAGAACGACAGATATTCTAACAGTTATACCGCCTATTTACCTGATTTTTATGAAAAAAAAATGGCAAATAAAGAAGTAGATAAAGAATCGAATCAGAAAAAGGAATACAAAATGGACTCGGTAACTAATTTTTATGTCGGGTCTCTCACCATCTTGGGATTATATGTTTTATATCGTATGATTCAAAAAACCCGATAATTTTACTAATAATTTTACTAATAATATCTAGTAAAATTATTTTACTTATAGCTTATATCTCTTATAAATTTCTAAAGCAACTAAACCGCCTAATACTTGAGCAACAACATAAGGGATCAAATCATTAACTGGTAATTTACCAGCAGAGGCCATCACAACAGAAACCGCGGGATTCACATGTCCACCCGAAATATTACCAATAAGTAAAATGACAAAAGTCAACGCAGCACCAATGGCAATTGGATTTCCAGTGGCTAAAATAATATAAATGAAAAAGGCGGTTCCTAAAAATTCGACTAAATAATTGTACATCCCGTGTTCTCTTATATGATATACTAGGACAAAAAATTCGTAAAAAAATGAATAGAAAAGTTATTCAATTATTTTATAGAAATCCCACTTAGAAAGCCTGTCACTCAGAATGGAGCAGGTCATTATCCGTTACTCAAACGAGATTGTCGTATTTGACAAGCCAGCAAGGCTACACTCAAATGTATGGACATTTGTCTCGTTGAACAACCGTATCGTTCACGTAAAAACCGTGCAAGAATATTGTAAAGAGAGAATTCAAGAGAAATCTCAAGTGCTCCGAAAACCGAATGGACCCACAAAATCCATCTAATGATGTAGGACTGGGCGTTTAAGTCCATACAAATCAGCTAAAATAGAATTAGGGTCAGGAACTGCTGGAGAAAAGGTGGGCGTAGGAGCATTATTCCTATTCGCACCTTTTTTCGCGGGAGCTACTGCTCCACCAGCACGAACGCGAGTCAATGCATTGCGACTTGTATTTATATCTTTATGTGTAGTAAACCCCATTAAATTATTTGATGCGTTTAGAGAACCATTACCAACTTGACTAGTGCGGCGATTTGTAGTAACTTGAGAAGCATCACGATTGCCATACCATTTTTTTCCATTCATGTAATTTGATGATGACGCATTAGGAATACTTGTAATTTGCTGGACATTACGTCTAGCTTGCCAATTATATGTTGTAACCGTATTGGTTTGATTTGGCGGATTTTGTGGATAGGTTCTCGAATATATGGCACGTGACATCTCAAACGTACTTTCTCCGTCGCTAGTAATATCCTTTTGTGGCATTGCTCGGATCGCCTTTAATTCTCCATTATTGATGTCTTGAATGATAGGCCCTTGAAGAGTTGTAAGCATATAATATACAATAGGAACTATATATTATATTTATAAAATAGTATCGTTTATCGTCGACGAACTGCCATTAAATTAACATAAGACGCATTATGTTGGTCTCCTCCATTCTTTAAATCATTAAAATTACGGTTCATGGCACTTTGCTTCTTAAAGGTAGTATAGTCAGAAGAATCGGGCACAAAACGTCCGTTACAAACAGCGGATGGTACACCAGTTTGGTCACATTGAGAAATGATTGAGCCGATAGGGCCCTGGCGGCCAGGATACGTTTTATTAATTTGATTAGAACCACCACAGACATAGTGAATGCGTCCTAAAAAATCACCTAAATTATTAATTGCACGGAATGGTGTAATGACGCGATTATTTCCATTTATTATTCCGACTGCACCCTCACCATTCCAGGATTTTGTCAAGACACGCCGCGTCATAACTTGTTCGCTATCTTTAAAATTGAGAAGAGTTTGCTGAGGAGAGTAACCCTGGAAAGGTCCACCCAAATTAGATGTTCCTGTTACTCTTACTGTTGTCGATGAAATAGGAGGACCGTTTAAAGATGTGGACATTTATACTATAATATAAGATGATATATTTTATGAGTATTATATATATTATTTAATTATGTCTGATGAATCTAAAGAGGAAGTTGATTTAGAGAATCTAATAAAAAATCAAGGTATTGTTTCGTATAACCCAGATTGTGTTCGTAAGAAATCAAATTGGAGTAAAGCATCGAATCTTTATAAGTTGGATAAGGATGAGTTTTCACCAAAAACATTACTAAAGGACATCCCAACGCATTCTCCAAAATTACAAAAGTTGTTAGATAAAATAGACGAATTAGACCGGAAAGACCATAAAAAATATGGGAAATTATTTAAACATTTTATATTTTCTGATTTAAAATCGGGAACGTATGGTGCAAAATTATTAGCTGGTGCACTCGTAGCAAAAGGAATGAAATTAGGATATGTGGCCAAACGTAATAAATCTGTAAAAATGGGCAACGATGGTGAAGATGAAAATGATGAAGATGAAAATGATGATGATGATGATACTGATGATGGTAAATCTGTAGGTTCTGTAAAAAGTGATGATAGCTCTTTTAAAAGAGGAAATAGCAAAGAAAAACAAGATGGTGGTGCAAAGAAAGTCAAACCGTTCGGAAAAATAGAGCTTCTTACGGAAGAACAATTAAAGCGTACAAAACAAAATAACTTTTATTTATTATCATCAGTCACAGTATTTGACCAGCCTATTTCAGTTGCAACTAAAAAAGACATTTTGGCAAATTTTAATAAAAGACCCGATAACGTTCATGGCGATTTGGCAAGAATTATTGTCATGGATAGTGGGTTTAAAGAAGGAATTGATTTGTTTGATATTAAATATATTCATATTTTTGAACCTTCTGTAGTTTCAGCAGACCAAAAACAGGTAATTGGCCGCGGTACACGTACGTGTGGGCAAAAAGGCTTAGAATTCCATCCTACCCGTGGATGGCCACTTTATGTGTTTATTTATGATTTATCTATTCCGGAAAAATTACAGCCAACCTTTTTAGATACAAAATCCGTATTTGACCTTTATTTAAAGACGATGAACTTAGATGTTCGACTTTTTCATTTTGCTCATGATTTAGAAAAAACCACTATTTTGGGTTCAGTAGATTATGATTTAAATAAAAACATTCATACATTTTCTATTCCGAGTGAGGATGGAGAAGAAGGAGATGATGGCGAATATGTGTATGGTGGTGGTCCTAAAAAAATCTATGTGCCAAAAATGCGTATTAGAAATTTAGACCAACCATTAATGATACCACCAGCTAAGCGGTTAGGCCACGAACAAATGAGACAATATATTCAGGAAAATTTTGGTGAATATGCGTGGGATCCAGTAAAAATGGAGAACTTATGTGCACCAAAACAAGAGGGGGGGTCGGGTGAAGTCATTAAATATACTCCTACACAAAGTTTCATAAGTCATTATTTTACGCCGACATGTCCGGTAAAAGGTATGCTGTTATCACACTCTGTAGGCACTGGAAAATGTCATGCAAAAGACACACCTATTTTGATGTATAATGGTTCAATTAAAAAGGTTCAAGATATTGAAGTTGGTGAATTTTTGATGGGTGACAATTCAACGCCCAGAAAGGTTTTATCTTTAGCGACAGGAACGGACGAAATGTTTGATATCATTCCTACAAAAGGAGAAAAATATACTGTAAATAGCGAGCATATATTATGTTTAAAATATAGTGGACGTGGTACAATAACAAATGTATCTGCTAGACAACCGAATTTTCCATTTTTGGCATCACACTTAGATAATAACCGAATAAAAATAAAAGCCAAAGGATTTAAAACAAAAGAGGAAGCAGAAGAATATTTGAATTCTTTTAAAGAAGAGGATAAAATCGTCGAAATAGAAGTTAAAGATTATCTAAAACTTCCAAAAAGTTTAGCGAAAGAGTTGAAAGGATACCGCAAAGGCGTGGAATTCTCTTCTTTCAAAATAGAATTTGATCCATACATTATTGGTTTATGGTTAGGCGATGGAAGTTGTCGCGGTCCTGTCATATCTAATCAAGACGCGAGGATTTTACATTATTTGAGAGATAAAGTAAGAGAATATGGGTTACAATTAGTATATCAATCTCAATATGATTATCGGATATCTTCAGATTGTACTACAAAATCAAATGCTATGATTAATGCATTAGAAAAGTACAATTTGATTAATAATAAACATATACCAAGAGCTTATAAATGTAATGATAGATCCGTGCGTCTTTCTTTATTAGCTGGATTAATAGATTCAGACGGATATTATTGCCAACGAGGAAAAACGTTTTCCATAACCCAAAAGAATGACAAATTAGCAGAGGATATTTTGTTTTTAGCACGCTCTCTTGGGTTTGCTGCTTACCTTACGAGAGTAGAAAAGTCATGCATATACAAGGGTGAAAAAAAGACGGGAGTTTATAATTCCATTTCTATTTCGGGACAAGGACTTCATGAAATCCCTACTAAAGTCCTCAGAAAACAAGCTGAAATGAGAGAGCAAATAAAAGACCCACTAACAACAGGCGTTACTGCCAAATCAATCGGTGAAGGTACGTATTATGGTTTTACTCTTGATGGAAACAATAGATATTTGTTAGGTGATTTTACAGTTACTCATAATACCTGCAGTGCTATTGCAGCGGCGACAACAAGTTTTGAAAAACAAGGTTATACAATTTTATGGGTGACTCGGACAACTCTCAAAAATGATATTTGGAAAAATATGTTTGACCAAGTATGCAATGAATCTATACGCGAAAAGATTCAAAATCATGGTTTACATATGCCCAAGGAACAGGATAAGCGTATGAAACTATTATCTAAATCATGGAAAATCCGCCCCATGTCATATAAGCAGTTTAGTAACTTGGTTTCAAAACAGAATTCCTATTATAAGGATTTGGTAAAAATAAATGGGGAAACAGACCCCTTACGTAAAACCTTGCTTATTATTGATGAGGCACATAAGTTATATGGTGGCGGCGATTTATCATCTATTGAACGTCCAGATATGAAAGCATTACATCAGTCATTGATGGCTTCATATGAAATTTCTGGAGGAGAATCCGTAAAATTATTATTAATGACCGCAACTCCTATTACTCAGAATCCAATGGAATTGATTCAATTAATTAATTTATGCAAACCCCAAAATGAGCAAATGCCAACAGATTTCGATGAATTTTCACAAGAATTTTTGAATGAACAGGGTCAATTTACGGATAGGGGTCGTGATAGATACTTAGATGATATATCAGGATATGTAAGTTATTTAAATCGTGAAAAGGATGCTCGGCAATTTTCACAACCACAAATTGAGGCAATTTCTAGTCCGCTTATTGAAGATATGACCAATGTTGAAAAATTTGATAAACGCTTAGTTCGAGAACTAACAAAAGGCGAAACAACAGATTTGAAAAATAAGATTACGGAAAAACAGAAAGAATTAAAGGGAGAATTAGGAGAACTTGACGCAAATACCTTTAATTTTTTGAAGGAGGAAGTATGTGGTGATTTAGATGGAAAACCTTTAAAACAATGCAGTAAAGTAGTGAAATCAAATATAAAACAATTAATGGCTGAAGCACGTGATGAAGTAAAAAAAATTCGTTCAGATATAAAGGAACTTCGAGAACGTATAAAGGAGCGAAGCAGTGTGCAAAAAGATGCGATGACTAATGTCCGTGAAAATATAATTGAACATGCGGATGAATATGAGAAATATAAGGAATCATTATTATATTCTCTGAAACAAAAATGTGCTGTTAAAGTCAGTGGTAAAACTGCGTTAATGACATATGTCGAAGAGCATCCATCGATGCAAGGATATAATCGTACATTACAAACATTAAACGATAAAATAGAGGAATTACATGACAATTTAAAAGTTGATATAGTAAAACATAAAAGCCGCATCGACAAATTAAAAAAAATATTAAAAACTGATCTTTCCGAATTGGAACGAAGTGTAATAAATATGACCCTCAAAGAGGAAAAGGTTGTTCAAAAATCAATCATGAAATTGAAAAAGAAAGAAACGGCAAAAGCTGAAAAGGATATAAAAAAGTCGATTGGTGACACCAAAAAATTAAAAAAGAAACAGATAATGAAAATCCGTAAAACTATAAAGGCGACTATCAAGGATAATAAAAAGAAGGAAAACCAAACATTGAAAGAACAAAAGAAACTACGTAAAACCATGCGAAAAGAAGGAACAATGAAAGAAGAAATTAAACATGATTTATTAAAAGAGTTAGTTGACAAATATAAAGGAAAAATCACCGAAGATTTAGTAAATATTGGAGTAGCAGAAGAAGAGAGTGAAATGGAAAAAGAACATCGTAAGCAAGACAAATTACGAGAACAGGAGCGTAAAAAAGAAGAGAAACTACGTATAGCAATTGAAAAAAGGAAACAACGTGACATGGAACGAGACCATAAAAATGATGAAAAAAATAAACACCGGCAAACAAAGAAACTAGAAAAGGAACAAAAACGACGAGAAAAACAAAGAGAAAAGGAAGACAAAAAACAACAAAAAATGGAACAAAATAAAACAAAAAAGAGTAAAAAATAATGAAATCAAAACCAAAACCAAAACATAAATATATATTTAAAAGGTTTACAAACAACATAGATATTTCCATTTGTATCAATACATATAAATGGAAAATGCAGAATCGAATTCAAATGATGAATCGAATTCAAATGATGAATCGAATCCCGATATTATTCACATAGTAAACCCGGAAATAGATAAATTAACGTTGGAACTCTTTATGAATAAAAAGAAATATAAAAAATATGTAGAACAGACAGATCCTAAAAAGCATTCCGAAATCCTGGCATATAATGCGGATATTCAAAAGTATAGAGCAACTATTTTAAATATGACCGATGATTTATTAGAGAACCCAGATATGCAAATAACAAGTGAAATTAGTGAGTTATTTGAATCCTATACACGGTCTATCATTCATTATTTGAAAAACAAAGAATTAGAGAAAATAGGTGATTATGAACACCCTTTTGTCAATAGACAAGAAGAAGATGACGTGATGTTTGGAGAAATGGATGAACCAAGCCAAACCATGAATTCATTTTGGAGTAATGAACAGGTTGTAAAAAAACAGTCAAAATTTAGTAAAAAGGATATTTCGCGGTTTGGCACTTTTTTTCCCGCTCCCAAATAATCTTTTTTTATCAGTATATATAAAGTATAGACAAAGGGAAACATTTTTAATGAAACAAACAAAAAAAGAGATAAAAAATTTGATTAAAAGTGGTGGGAAAGGGCGTCGAACGGGGCATAGACATGTACATGTAAAAGGAACGAGGGGCACTCGCAAACAAAAATTTGTTCCCATGAATTGTAGTCCTGCAGTAAAAGGAAAAACCTTGATTGAACAAAGTTGTTTTCCACCAGATGTTCTCGAAGAAATAAAAAAATCCTACAATAAGCATCATCCGGTGGAACAAGTAGAAGCCGTTGACCCAATACAAATATGGGTTCAATTAAAAGAACGACTTTCAACTTGTAAAAAGGAGGATTGTTGGTTAGATGAAATTAAAGACGAAAATACGCGTAAAAAGTTAGACAAGCACTTATTTGCTCCGGACCAGCCAAACGATTGGAAAAAAGATAAAAATGCCTGGTTATCCAATTTCGATATTTTTGAGGTTCTCCATCAGTACGAATTGTCGCATAAACATTTCAAGATTATTGGGCCTACTCCATTAGATTTTGATAGTCGTCCGAAAGATATGGACGGTCAATGCGTTTGGAATGACCTATGTGGATTTTCAATAGAATCAATGTTAAAACGGGGTAAAACCAAATTAGGAATTGTATTTAATTTAGATGAACATGATGAACCTGGGTCTCATTGGGTTTCAATGTTTGTCGATTTAGAAGACGAATTTATATTTTATTTGGATAGTGCAGGTGAAAAAATTCAGCCCGAAATTATGGTGTTAGCTGAAAGAATAATGCAACAAGGATTGAAAATGCCCAATAAAATGAAAATACACTTTTATGAGAATTGTCCGGTAGAACATCAGATGGGTGAAAATGAATGCGGAATGTATGCCTTATATTTTATAATCACTATGTTGACTGGAAAGACTGAAAATAAAACATTTAAGAATTATATTGATAAGATTAAATATTTCAAGGACAAACGTATTCCCGATAGAAATATGAACAAACTACGAAAGATATATTTCAATTATGATTAGATAATTATTTTTTTTTATCATTCTATTATAGAATGATAGGAGGAACAGAAATGTCAGAAGGCAATACTGATATGAAAAAAGAAATAAAAGATGGTCAAATTGATATAATTACAAAAGTATCTCCTTTCATAGGGAATAGTCCAAACAGAAAAGGATTTAATGTGGGAGATTACAAAGTAATTGTAGATACAAAGGATTTACCATTTAACGATTTTGACCAAGTAGATAAATTTTTATCTGATTTGATAAAGTTTACTGGCGATTATTCAGGTAAAAAAAAACCAAAGGATTATTATATTTATCATCCAAAAATAATGTCGTTTATTCCCGTGAAAGTAGTTGAAAAAAAGGTGATAGACAAACAGGACGGTGGTGTAAGAAAGAAAAAGCGAAATCAAAAAACGATGAAAAAACAATCAAAAAGGAATGGCACTTATAGAAATAATAAAAACAAAAGAAACCGAACAACTAAATTATAAATTTAAAATGCTTAAATTTAATGTAATTATATATTATTATGGATAATTACATTAGTGCGTATGAATATGAAAAAAATGTAAACCCAATTATGACAAATGTACCCTTTTTTGAAAAAGATGTAAATGAATGTGGATTTGGAATTAATTTTATAGATTTTTCACAGATATTCAATGTATCACACAAATCAACTACGCCAAATTTATTAGCTAGTTTTATAAAAATGCCAGCAAATGAATTTCAAGTATTAGAGAACCTAGATATAGACACAAAGAATGAATTTAATGGAACGTCTCATTTATTTTACATTTTAGAAGGGAGTTGCATATGTACGGGTAGCTTTTTTAAAAACGAAGAGTTTATTTTAAATTCTGGAGATATTTTTATTACACCAACCTTTGATAAAATAACAATAAAAAATATAGGCGAGTCGGATTTAAAAATTTATTATATAAACGATAGTCCCTTAGTGAATTACTTAGGTAACAAAGCAGTAAGAAAACTATTTAAATCAGCTGTTTATACTAAGGAATTTTTGACAACAAATTTGCATAAATTGTCAAATCCTAAAAATAATAGAAAAGGGATTTTGTTAAGCAATAAGGATACTGATAAAATAGGAACAAATACAATAACGCCAGTTTTATGGGCACTTTATAATGAATTGCCACCAAATACTGTGCAAAAACCCCATAAACATAATTCAGTTGCCCTCGATTTGTGTATCCATTGTGAGGATAGTGACAATATTTATACATTAATTGGAGATCAGTTAGACGAGGCGGGGAATATTGTCAATCCTCAAAAAGTTCACTGGAAACAAGGGTCAATGTTTATAACTCCACCTGGTTTATGGCATTCGCATAATAATATTGGTAATACAAATGCGTATATTTTACCGATTCAAGACGCGGGTTTGTTATTATACCAAAGAATTTTGGGAATAGTCTTACAACGATAACCAAATAAAAAAAGGGTTTAAAATGCTATTTGTATAAAGTAATATAAATAACATTTTGTCATGTCACTATTCGTCAATCCCCAAAATCAAAAATTATTGTGGGATGTTATAAATAAAGGGGATTTGATCGGTAGGGTGTTTTTAAATTCTTCCTCTCAGCAAAAAGAAGAGTGGTTCAGAACCGTTATTCAATTATTTTATGACAAGCATATGACAAAATCTGGAAATCGAAATATAACTATTCACGAGTTACAGGACATAAATCGTCAAACACTTACGTATATGAACCAAAAGTTACGTGAATATTTGATGCCGAATCAGAATGTTGGCACAAACGTTAGTTCGACAATGCCCTCAAAACAAGAATCTTATAATGAAAAATTTCAACATCGTCAAAAAGAATATGAACAAATGAATGAAAAAAAGGCACCCGAAGTTTTAAATTTTAATGAAAAAGTAGAAGACCAACCTATATCAAATATGGAGGATTTGATACAATCTCATATAAAGATGCGAGAAGCAGAATTAAAACAATATTCTCCTTCGCTAACGCTTGTGCCGCCGCATTCGGTTCCAGGGTCACAACGCCAATCTACTTTAGTAGAAAACGTGACGTCTTCTTATCAAAAAAATGAAGTGGTTCCTTTAGTAATTGATAAAAAAACAAATATTACTATCGAAATCGAAACAGTAGAGGACAAAGAACCAGAAAAGGGTAAGAAGGCAGTTAGTTGGCAAATTGATAGTTTGAATTCGGAACAAATCAATATAGATGAGATAGTGGACACTCGTAAAGAAAGTCGGTTAGAGAAATTAGAATCTTTGGTTTTGGAACTTGCAAATAAAGTAGAAACAATAATATCGGAATTTCAATTAATGAAATCGAATGAAAAATCGATATAGAAATATATTTGTATTATACACAACGCCGAACAAAATCCAAATACAAAATACATGGCAGATTTATTAAAACATACCCTTTTTATTAATTTAGAGAACCGGATAGATAGATTAGAGCACACTTTAAAAGAATTCGGAAAACTACAAATCGTTGGAGAACGCATCAATGCGGTAAAAATGAAAAATGGGGCGGTAGGCTGTACGATGAGTCATATAAAATGTATCGAACTTGCCAAGTCCCGAGATTATGAATATGTTTTTATTTGTGAAGACGATATTAGCTTTACCAATCCGGAGTTGTTTTTGCAAAATCTAGCTAAATTTTCGGAAAATGAGGATATTCAATGGGATATACTCATTATTGGTGGGAATAATGTTCCACCCTATCAACAAATTGAAGATTATTGTGCCCGCGTTTTTTACTGCCAAACCACAACAGGATACATCGTAAAACGTCATTATTATGATACGCTTTTGTCGAATTTTCGAGAAAGTGCTGGGAATTTGATGCGGAATCCTGAGAATAGGCGGGAATATGCTTTGGATATTTATTGGAAACGTCTTCAGATGCAGGATTTTTGGTATATGATTACCCCGCCCACTGTAACGCAGTATGAAAATTTTAGTGATATAGAAGAACGGGATACGAATTATGATTTTTTGATGCTAGATATGGAGAAGACCTGGTATATTGAAAAAATGAAACGGATGAGAGAGGCCGAGGCAAAAAAGACCATGAATTTTACTTAGTGCGTTTAGTTTTACGAGATTTTTTGGACTTGCGTTTAGATTTCCGTTTGGACTTTTTGGACTTTTTAGATTTTTTACCACCACGTGCTGCGGAATCACTTTCAATTGTATCATGCAATTTTAACGAGCTAAGCTGTAGTGAGTCAATTAATTCATTCATTCCTAGTAACAAAGAATCTCGACCAGTCATTATACTTTGCTCATCGGGAACGCTTTTCGCACTATCACTATCACTTACCCGAAGAAAAGATAGGACGTTATCTTGACAAGATTCTTGTGGAGCTTCATCTGAATATTCGTGTGGAGCTTCATCTGAATATTCTTGTGAAGGTAATGGCGAAACAAATTCTTGAGATCTAATAAATACATTTTGTGGTATAGAACTTGATTCTGGATATTTTGCTCTACCAAACCCGTCTGTAGTTGATCCTAACTGCGAAAGTTGGTAAATCGATGAATTGTACCCAATATAATTGGCACTACCTTCTTCAAAAGATTTACGCAAGGTTGTTAGTTGTGTCAGGTATTGGTTTTTTTCCTTTTCAAAAACAAAAAGGGTTAATTCTTTACCATTGAAACCTAAAAAAGGGTGTTTTAGTTTTAACAATATCTGTAATAAATAAGATAATCCATAATCTATAGATATAGAAAGAAGTGTTTGAAAGGCGGGTCTTTCTGGTGTACCATCAGAATTCTGTACTTTTGGTATTAAAAATTCTACATTTGCTAATTCTGGGTTAAATCTTAATTTGAAAACTATACTTTCTTCAATTCTCCACAAAGCTGCGATATATTTATCTACTTCTTTATCAAGAAGACTTTTTTGTGTAATAATAGAAGCCCAATTTTGGGAAGTTTCATTTTTTTTAGCTTCCACATTAGCAGCGTCCTTATTTTGTTTACATCTTTCATCTAAAACAATTTTTGTGGTTTTTAAAACAGGTAAAAGATCTTTTATTGCTGCATAAATATAAGATTTTGAATCACTTACATCACCATGTTGTTTTTGTTGATTTTCAGCAAAATTAAAAACGACGGGTGCTTCGTCCGTGCTAGCTTTCTCGATTTGCATCTTAACTAACTGTTTTGTTCTTTCAACATACGTTTCTCCTTCTTCATAATTAACAGGCCGTACAAATAGTTCTGATAATTCAGTAAAAGCTGATACATTACTACTACTACTACTACACCTTGATATTTTACTGTCTTGACTTGAATCGCTACTTTTATCAAGAGGACGTTTATTTGTTTTAGTATTATCAAGATCTTTTGGCATTTCTAGCTACAATATCCCTACAAAAAAAATAAAATCCTAATTCCCCAATCTCAAGAAAGCTGCCAATACTGATTTATTCTTTTGTTCATATTCCATAGATCGAAGTTTGGCAGCGTGCTCCTTTTTCATCATACTTTCTTTATATTGACGTTCCTGGTCAGACAACAACCGTTCTGCTTCGTCTTTTTCTAAAGGCGTATAAGAATGTTTATTCCGTTCTCGATTATAATGATCGACAGATGTAAACTGAGGAACTTTTTCAAAATCCCGTTCGCTAACAGCAAAAATCGTTTGTTCTTTATGGACTTTTCGTAAATCATCAAATTTTAATTTACTAAAAGGGTCGCTACAGACATATGCATCATCAGTTTCATTATCAATTTCATAATAAAACCCACTACTATTGCCCGTGCCAATACTCAGGTTCTCAACACCCCTATACCGTGATAAAACTGCCCCCTCATTTTCCTGTTTAAACCGCTCGAATGCCTGGCCCATATTTTTAGACGTTACATTTTCAGGCACCTTAAAACCACCATCTTCTTGACTAAACCATGCATTTCGTGTCGCATCGGGTTTATGTGCCATGTTTTGTTCAAATAATTCATTAAATTGACGTTGAAAATCAGAAGTATTCATCTCGCCAATCGTATTCGCTATACGTTTTGACCCTGCCTTATCAAACCCACCAGCATTCACTTGCTGATATTTAATTTCCTCTTTAGGAACAGGGCGGTCTTGTTTTGATTGGTTCTCATAGAATTGTAATACCATATCGAAGGCCTTTTTATAAAATAAAAAATATTCGGGACCTAGATTTGATTTATCGGGATGGGTCATAAGTACGGTTTTTTTAGCTCGTTTTAAGTCATCAATTGATATATCATAAGTGAGTCCAAATAAATCCAAAATTTCATCTAATTTGTACATATGGATATTTAGATTATGTTGAGACATGGCGATTCCAATTGATTACTTATATATAAAAATAGACAACATATTTTTATATGTATTATTATCTAAAAACAAAACAAAACAAAACAAAAAAACAATCCCTTAATTTTTTGAGTATATATAATATACAATGTCAGACATATATGTTCATGTCGCTCATATTTTAATTTTCTCAACATTTTTAGGATATATTGGAATAGAACAGGCCAAAATGCCAAAGTATTTATATCCAATCATTCTTTCTACAGGGGTTTTTGTAATCATGTATCATATATATAAATCGATTTTTAAAAAAGATGCCTGGATTAATTATATTCATATTTTGTTAGTTGGACCCGCATTAGTTTACGTAGGGTTTTATAAAGAAGAAACGCCAAGAAAAGCATTCGAAGTTGTTCTCATGTTTGCCTTTGCCTCTTTAGGATATCATGGATATTATTTGTTCAATGAAAAATAAAAAAACGTTTTTTACAAATAAAATATCAAAAGTAAAAATAAACTAAGCTAATTTTTTATCACAAATGATCGATAGATCAGTTAGTTATAGGCGTATCAACCTAACCCAGCCCATCAAAAATTTGATTGATACGTCAATCACGATAACGACAAAACAGAAGAAGAGACCAAAAGTTGCTAACAAACCCAAGATGCCGAAAAAGCCTCCAACGAGGGATCCAACGAAGGAAGGCGGTGCCGGGATATTGACTTTGTCACATTTGTTTATGTAATAATCCGTCAAAAGCGAAGCCGAATCTGCGACGTAGATGTCGTGGTATTGTGGGACAACATTTGGACACTGTCCAATCTCTATGTCTGGATGAATCATACGTGCGACACTGCAAGTATTTGTATGTTGCATTTCTGCCTTGAGGTATTGTGCCTTCCTGTATCGACTTGCTTTTGAATTTCCGCCATACCGGCATATGACGATTGGAATCCCTTGTGCAGGCGTCAGGAACGAGAGGAATGTGAAGAAGGCAAGGAAGGTGAGGGACCAAACTGACATCACGTTCCTCACGTTCCTTGTAAAAGTGTTCGACATCTTTCTCTGCTTCTTGGTGGGGGTTTTTAGTGTAAAAAAGTTATCCAAAAAGTTATTCAATTTTTTATCAGAATACAACACTTTTTTTATTATGAAGAATCATAATAAAAACAATCATATAAATATAAATATATATATATACAAAAATAGTAGGAATGTTGCCAATTATAACAGAAATAAAAGACCGACTTCATTTTGCTCAACTTCTCTCTTTGAATCCGGGTGTTCTCATAATAAAATTTGGTGCCGATTGGTGCGGGCCCTGTAAATTAATTGAAAAAGATGTAACTAATTTTATGGCTCTTATGCCAGATAATGTACAATGTGCGATCATTAATGTAGACGATTGTACTGATGTTTATAGTTTTCTTAAAAGTAAGAAAATGATAAATGGAATACCAGCAATTTTAGTTTATTACAAAGGGAATACAAACGTGTTTCCAGACGACATGGTAGTTGGTGCAGATATTAAAAAAATAGCTGAATTATTCAATAGGGCATACAATAAGGCCAAATGTTAGACAACGGGTTTACACTAAAAATTATGACTAGTCGCTTTTAGGCGATCATGACTACATTGCACTTGGGAAAACGGGTTTAGATCTTTGTAATGTTTTTTATAAGGTCGATCAAGAAAATGTCTCATAATCTTACATGAATTGTCTTTCTTTGTTTTGGGGTTAATAAAATCACCACATTTTGAACAAATTTGAGCATTAAAATACGTTTCTGGTTCTGCCGCATCATAAATGCCATATCTGACCTTTGGAACATTTTTCTTGTATACAAAGAAACATTTAATTATATGATCTGTATTTTTATCCCCATGTCTATCACCATGTCTATCCGAACCGTTCTTAAAATGAACGTCAATATGAAGTTGGTTCTTTAATACATCCAACATAGCATTTTTCTTTTGGCGTTGAACTTTTTTAATTCTGAGAAAGCAGAAATCTTTTACAACATCAACAACAACCGATGGAAGTGGGAGCTTCTCTATTATACGCTGCTTCTGTAAACATGACATGATGCGTTTTTATAATTTTTTACAATATGTTATTTTATAAAAAAGTTTTCAATTTTTTATAATTATAACGAAAATCCTTAAATCGATTCCGTTATAATTATCCCAAAGTTAATCGACACAATGAATACGACAAAGTCGTCTAGAAAAGCAACAAAGATGACACAATCTTATTATTGATTATTAATTATACAGCCTTGAACATTTTTGTCAGCTTTTTTTATTTATGTGAGCGAGTTTTTTTATGTTTTTTTTCTGGGCGACTACGTTTAATAGATTTTCCTCCCACTTTTACTGGAGCCGAAGGTAAAACCGACGCAATTGGTGTCGCAGCCGTAGCATTTGCACTTGGAAATGGATTCAAAGAACTAATAGAAGACGTAATTGAAGAGGCAGCAGATGAAACCGTTGATGAAGTTGAAGTATTTGAACTTGAAAATGGACTCAGTGCACTAATATTTGGTAACATAGATGTCGAGCTTTGTCCAGGACTAGCAGCACCATCTGTTGGTTTTTGTTTATCTAAAAAAGTAGCATAAGCGAGAACCAACGTAGTTATACTAATTAAACCATATGCTAACATTGGAACTGGTTGGTCATTCATGATAGTTATATTGTATTGATATTTTATTTTTCATAATCCCTAAATTGCATTCATATTATTTGTATAATTATTTATTTTCCCAATCTTTGAACAATCCGCCAGCTTTCAAATTGGGTATAATTATTTTTGGTTTATCTTTCTTAATTATTCTTATTTTTTGATTTATTGATATAGCTGGATTTTCCAATTTTTTCAATAAATTCATTTTTCCATTTAAATTGACAATCTGTAAAATAGTATCATTGTCGATATCAGAACTTATATTATATCTCATATCATGCCCACTACAATTATTGTTTTGATAATTTTTTATATTTCTATTATTATCATGATAGTTTGGCTGTAAAACATTTGAAGAATAAAGTCGTTTTTGAATATTATCTCTATAATTCAAAAAAAAACTCATGATTAGAGATTTCCAAAACATGGTTTTTTTTTGTTTTTATAATATTCTTATATAATATTATTCTTATATAATAATATTATTACATTATTACACATTCAAATATAGCTGTTACAGATAACTAAATTTGCACGTAGTCAATATTCATCGGTTCTACTGATTCCTGGAACGGATCTCGATGCACTTATCTGCCCATCGCGACTTGATATCGGTTTCTACATCAGTCTTCATGTGCCGCTCAAATTGCTCAGGGCTATCATAGAACATCGTGACCGAATCTCTTCCAAACTGTCCTGTTGCATTGGTGACCTTGAAGAACTGGTGCTCATTGAGTGTGCCAACGCGGAACTGATTGTATTTAGAACCAGTGACCGCATCACGAATCATTGTTCCAGGAACCATGTTTGTGCTATAAAACTCAATTGCAGAAGGCTTCCCGTCTCGAACCAACTTGATTCGGTGGTATCCCCTGTCTACCTTCTTGCTATCTTCATACAACCTACGCTGGTTCTTCCTATATGTATCAACCGTGCTTTCATCATCACCTCCCAAATCGTCAATTGATCGGGCTGTGATATTAAGATAGTCATACTCTTCATCTTCTTCAGAGAAATCGTTTGGGTGGAAACGGTCGTCTTCGAAGTGCATTTTTGCTGTGGTGCTTGGGCGTTAATTTGATATATTTAATATTCCAAATTGTTTAAATCAATTTTTTACAAATTATTTATTTTCCGTCCCCACGTTTTACTTTATTTGTGTTCTCAATATATAATGTCTTTTAATAAAGCGAATTTGCGTGATTTTATTATAAAACAATTTATGGGTCCTCAAATTGCTAAAAATACTATACTAAAAGAGGCCGATAGTGAATTAGATACGTTTTCGGAAATACCCAAGGTTGACAATCTGCCATTGGCCGAGAAATTGGCGGTTCAAGACTTACCCAAGGTTAAAAAGCCTGCCCAAACAGAAGATAAATATGTTTATTTAGAACACGATGTTTTATCAAAAGAGTTCAGTTTTGATAGAGAAACCCCCATTTTGCAACAAAAACCTCACAAAATAAAATTATGTCTCTTCTCAATAAATGAGACATTACCTCGGCCTTTTTTAGAGTTTTTTTTTGAAAATAGCAACGGTGTTTATCAATTTCCTTCTATTAATTTAGTTATGGAACCTTTTTTACCTATTATAAAAAAAGAAGATGATACCAAAATAAATATGACGGACATTGCTATCATTCCACAAAACAATGAACAAGTTGACCAAAACGTAGAAAATGAACAAGGCGATGATGAAATAGACATCGAATTTTTTAGTCAGTGTTCTCAGTTCTTTCAAAAAACAACCGGGTTATCTCATGATATTGCAAGTCAACGCTATTTAGGATTTATTGAAAAGGATGATGTAATTTATGTGTTTTTTAATTGTAGTAAATTAGAAGGATTTGGAAAAATGAACATAGGAATCATAGATGAAATTTTAAATAAAAAGAAAATGTATGAACTGCCTATAGAACAACACGTTATTGATTTGTTTTTGTCTAGTCCATTAATCACGCATATTTATTATCAACGTGGCGAAGAAATTCCTTATCCATTGTCAGTGAATTTGTGTTTATCCGACGGCGAGGGACAATATAAAAACGCGTATTATTCTGATCCATTAAAACCCGTATCGATTGTGAATCCCAAAGTAGAACATCCTTTTTTTGGGAGTGTCTATATTTTTTCTTCTGAACCAATAATTCATGGTTCTACTAAGGGATTAATTCAGGGATTAAGTGAAACATTTACTGAGACAAATTCTACTCCCATTAAAAGATTTGCTTTATTTACTGATTCTGCCAAAATGTATAAAGAAATAACTAGTGCTGAACAAGTGGATAAACGATATATTTGTTATGGATTTGTTGAAAAATCCCATGAATTGTGGGCTGTAAAACAAGTAAAATTATTTGTTGAATTATAAATTACTAGAAAATCAATAATATAGCAAGATAGTATATATTATCAATGCATTATTTTGCCGAATCTATCGTGGTTGGATTATATTGCGTAACTATTTTTTGGATGTTGCGACCATATATTCTAGACAAAAACGCATTATTTTTTTTGACAGGGTTCTCAAAACATTTATTTGGGTGGATACTCGGATTACAAACATATTACTGTAAATTTGGCAACGCGTGCGAACGGTATAATAGCGGAGCAAATACAATGCGTTCTTTTTCATTTAAAGGACAAATGTTTGCAGAAAGTTTGGCAGAAGGATTATTATTTTTAGTACTTTTACAAATACTATTTAAAATTGTCAATAATACTCTCAACAAATATGTAATTTTATTTTTATTAGGAGTATTATTGCATTTATCGTTTGAATTGTCCGGAATTCATCATCGGTTTTGTTTAGAGAATTGTAATAGGAAGTCTCATTACTAAAGCTATAAAATAAACATTGTATTATTATATAATGTATATCATTTCAGGTGCGAGCTTCCATCTTATTGCCATCTCGTTTTTTGTATATTTATTTGTCAACCTTTTCGAGAATATGATTCACTATAACATTGGTAGATTTAGTAATAAACAAACCCAGTTCGAACTACCTAGTGAAAGTGATTTGATAAAAATAGTGGTAGTAATGTTCGTATTCGCTTTACTACAAGGATTGTTAACATATTTTTTCAATAACTTATATCGAATAAAATTCTAAACATGGGTAGATATGCGTTGTTCTAGACATTGTCTACTAAATAAGTAATTAAAAAACGCATCAATACTTCGGCTTCTACTTCATCTTTCATATTATCAGTAATTTCTTCTTGAGAAGGTTTACGACCAAACATTTCTTCAAATTTTGTTACGTATTCAGTTAAACACTTGGAATTTTCAGTATATTGTTTTTCAAGATCAGTAGCTATTTTTTTGGAAAATTCTACGGTTTCACGTTCTCTCTTCAATGCTTCTATTTCATCTTGCTGTTTTTTCTTTAACGCTACTTCTTTATCAGTAATCTTAAGTTGCTGTAATTGAATAAGTTCATCCTTGGTTTTCATAGCTTCTTCTTTTGATTTTATGATTTGCTCACTTGCATTTAAAACGTCGAAATCGGTATTTTCTACAGGTTTATTTAATTCTAAATACCAATGATGACGCGTTTCGTTCGCACTCACAATAATATCACAAATATCCGGTTTCTTGAGTTCATCAAACCGTTTACGTTCAATAGTCCCCTCTTTTCCTTTAAATTTCTTGTTAAATTCATTTACTACAGCGGTATTCACAATAGGACTAGTTTCCATCAAACGGTCGAATTCCTGGCGATTTAATTTTAAAAAATGTGCTGCGTCCATACGTTCGTCGGGTTTTTTAGCTAATTCAATCCGAATATTACGAGCAAATTTATCCCACGAAATAGAAGACACGCGATGTGCCTCATTTAATTCAGCTATTTTTAAATATTGCTGGACAGTAGTTAAAATGCCAATAAAAATATTGACTGCACCTATGGCCATTGGAGAATATGTTTGGTAAGCAATAGGTAAACTAGTTTGTGCAAAAGATGCAGTTCCACTAATAGTAGATAAAACAATGGCAGGAATAGTAAACCAGGCATTCATATAAGAATAGTTTTGATGAGCACGTGCATTTAACCATTTGTAACATTGAGCAATGTCACACCATTCTACCATAATTAATTCGTTTTCAGGAGACCATTCTACTGACTTTGTACCAACATTAATACTCATGCTATCCGTATTGTCATTTGACACATTATTTGTAGCTAAAGTCTCACTGCGATAATTGTTTGCTTTCTCTTTTCCTTTTTCTTTTTCATTATCATTATTGTGACTTTCTTTCATTTTTCACTAACCACCTTATATATATTATATAATATATATTTGAACGAATAAACTATGTTCGGTCAAATATTACACCGATAAATCAATTAAAAGGCCAAAGGCGGTTGGCCTTTTAATTGATTTATCGGTAACGTTGCCCTTGAATATCTAGCAGGACGCCCTTTTGGCGTCCCGTTTTAAATCTTCAAGGGTGTAATTCGTTTTGTACTAGGCACTATTTGATTCTGAAGGAAGTGTGCATATATCACCTGTCTTACCAGTACAGCCGTCCATAATATTTATTTGTATATTTGATGTTTCTACTGCAACAGGCTTAGGTTCATCCGGTTTTTTCTCAGGTGCAACAATTACAACAGGCTTAGGTTCATCTGCCTTTTTCTCAGGAAGTTTCGGTTCATCTGCCTTTTTCTCAGGAAGTTTCGGTTCATCTGCCTTTTTCTCAGGAAGTTTGGGTTCATCAGGTTTTTTCTCTGGAATAGCTATAGTAATAGGACTAATCATTGTTGCATTATCTTCGTTATTAAAAGATTTCACAGTAGGGATACTATTTTTATCCTCATTCGTAAACTCGGTATCTTCTAATATCGGTTCATTTACAACTTCTTCGCCTACAATATAAAACCGACTTAACTTATCTTGATCACCAATATCATCAATCGAAAAAGTGCGATTAATATTAATATTTTCTTCTACTTCTTTGTAAAAATCCTGCAAACGTAAATACATACGATTTAACTGTTTCTTCTCCGAAATATGAAAAAAGGATACATAATTGATATACAAAGAAACCTGTTCCTTCAATAAACGATTTTCATATTCTAACGTGTTCAAAAAGTTAGAAATCGAGAACCCAATCCGATGATTATCGTTATAATGTTCGATGGCATCGGTTTTGTCAATCGTTCTAGCATATAATTGATTTATTAAAAACAAGATATTGGAGTGGATTTCTTTTATATCCTCTAATTTATATTCTTGAAATGGTTCTAAATCTTTATAAGCAGGATATGATTTTAGTTCTAGTTCGTTTACGTCTATATCAGCACGGTTTTCCTTGATATGAGCAATAATTATATTATATAATTTATAATAATCACAATACATACGATTATTCATGAGAGCCCGATATCTATCAATATGTTCCATTTCCATAGAAAATGTTTTATATTGAAAATAGAAGGAGTCCAGGCAAAATAAAAAAATCTTCTTATTGTTTTGCTTTATCAAATCATTGTATACAAGCTTGAGTTGTGATAATTTATCCGAGACAACCGTTTTTACCTTGGATATTTCGCGTTTCAATGTAATGATATTATCAAAATCGTTACGGAGTTTTTCAATTTGAAACGCATGAATATGAGACATTACTTATATTTGTATATTTTGTAACTATAAGATATGACTATATTTTATGGAATACAACAAAGTTGAAAAAATTCTCGTTGCATATCTTCATATTCTTTTGCTAAAGAATTCCTGTCATCGTATAAAGTAACTGGACTAGAACAACGACTTCCGTGGGGTATGTGTTTTTTAAATTCCCAACATTGTTGGTTTTCAATATCATAGATAAAATTCATTGAGCCACGCTTTTGTATGTTTTCATAGAAATAGGTAGATAATGGATTATCATAAAACTCCATTACAATAAATGCGTAATAATATGGGTCATTTGTGTTTTTATTAATATGCATTTCTAGATTTAAAATGTTTCCAATTTTACCTTGTTGAAGAATACTTGTCATTTTTTTCTGGGTGAGTACGGTTTTAATTCGTGGTACAAAAATGCTTGCAATATTAGGCATGAACAAACGATATACTAAATTTAATATAATAGTTTGAAAATCAATTTTCTTAAAAAATTGAATTCAACGACATAGATAGGAGTAACAAATATACTACCCCGCAGAACAATGGAGACAATTAATAGTACAGTTCTTGAATTTCACACCAACAATGAAACACTCCCATTTCCAATGGCGTTTGAGAATGAAAAGTTTGGTATTTTCACTGTGAAGATGGAAAAGACTGATATATCTACCATTCCGCTGTTTATTTTGTTTACTATTGATAAGACAGGTTCAATGTGTGAGTGGAATGGTGATAACCGTTCGTCAAAAATGGACTATGTAAAGCAGACTTTCCGAAATATGATTAGTTATTTGGCAAAACAAGACCTAGAAATTTATATTTGCGTACAATCATTCAATTGTGAAGTTTCGGTTGATGTTGAAAAGGAACGTGTTTCGCGTGACAATATGGAATGTCTAATTCAAAAGATTGACGCATTGTTTCCGGAAGGTTCTACAAATATAGAACTCGCTCTTACAAAGGCCACCGAAACATTACAGTATTATGGGAAAGCATTTCCCGAACACCAAATAGCTCATATCTTTATGACAGATGGTGAACCAACACTTGGTAAATGCAGCAAGTCTGAACTTGCCGAACTTGTAGATGATAGATTTGCCAATATCTTTGTAGGATTTGGAATAGATCATAATTCATCACTATTAAAGACGCTAAGTGATAAGAAGAATGGTGAGTATCAGTTTGTTGATAATATGGAAAACACTTCCTTAGTATATGGTGAGACAATTCATCGTTTCCTTTATCCTGCTCTTAGCCAGGTACATATTCGCGTAAATAATGGTCTTATTTATGACTGGCAAACTAATACGTGGACTGAACAAATATACGAACCCGTTCTTGTTAGTGAAGTGGAAAAGACATATCAAATTAAGTCGTCAACAAACAATCTGATGACAGTAGAAATTTGGAGTGACGATATGTGCGTTTGCAATGATTTTGCAATGCCAGAATTGGTAGACGAAAACGGCGAGACAATAGAACACGATTTATCAAAGTATTCATTCCGCCTCAAAGTGCAAGAACTTTTGTTTGGAGCAAGAAATTTAGATACCAGAAATTTGCAGGACAAAATGAAAATCGAATTCAAGAGGGTGTTTAAAAAGATGCGAGTATATATGAGAGAGAATGCATTAGTTGATGACCCATTTATGAAGTTACTTTGCGATGATATTAGCGTTACTTATCGGACAATGGGAACTAGGGCTGGTCACGCATATGCTAGTGCTAGACAAACATCTCAAGGAAGACAACAATCATATACGCCTGCTCAATGCGTAGATAATAACCAAGATATATTTAATTTGACTCGGTCAAATGCAATCGGGGCTTTTCCTCGTCAAAATTCGATTGCAGGTCCATCCCTTTTAGAAGACGAAAATTCTCAACAAGAATTCGAGAATATGCAAATGCATAGACTTGACGTGGTAAATGAAGATGGTGAAAACGGAGGAAATGTTGAAAATCCAATAGACGAAGACGATTTAGATAATTTCTTACCTTCAAATTCTAATGTATCTTGTTATGTAACACAAAGTGGGCTCCAAACGATGAGGAGCATGAGTCAAGGCGTCAACGATTGTAATATCTAAAAATAAAAAAAAAGAAAAAAGAAAAAATTAATAAAACAATAATAAAATTGAATCAAAGGGTATAAATAAACAAAATAGTATTATATATAAAAATGGAAACTACATTACCACCAAATTTTCGTTCTATGTTGATTGATTTTACAAATGATTTAACAACGACCTATCCTGAATTTTCTTATTTATGGTCAAAATGGGCGGACCCTGAAATTACAGACATAGAACTTAAAGTATTATTTGATTATTGCCTCAAGATATACCCCCAGCGATTTTTTGATATTTTATACCAAAACGATGCAATTTTTTCACCTGACGATGAGACAGATACTTATTTTTTACCAAATGTTAGTTTTCGACTTTTATTTAATTGTGAGGATGTTAGCGAGTCTACCAAAAAGACACTATGGAAATATTTGCAATTAGTCTTATTTACCATAGTTGGTGGTGTAAAAGATAAGTCGAGTTTTGGAGACACCATGAATTTATTTGAAGGAATAGATGAAAAGGATTTACAGGAAAAATTAGCGGATACGATGAGTGGCATTACTGATTTTTTTAAGAATTTAGAGAGACCGAACCAAGGTGAAACAGATGGTACAGACGTTGAAGACAATGAAGTGCCAAATTTGACTGAACTTCCCGACATGAAAAAAATGCAGGAGGAATTTAAAAACATGTTTGAGCAAACTGGAAATCCAAGCAGTAATCCATTGCCCGATTTATCCAATATACAATCTCACTTAAAAAGCCTTTTTGAAGGAAAAATCGGTTCTTTAGCGAAAGAAATGGCGGAGGAAATATCCGAGGAATTTAAAGATATTTTGGAAGGAGATACGTCAGGAATTAAAAATTCAGAAGATGTAATTAAAAAATTAATGAAAAACCCCAAAAAAATCATGGATTTAATGAAAACCGTTAGTTCTAAACTTGATAACAAGATGAAAAGTGGTGAAATATCAAAAGAGGAGCTCATGAAAGAAGCTGGCGATTTATTAGGCAAAATGAAGGATATGGGTGGGGGTGAGGATTTAAATCAAATGTTTAAGGAAATGGCAAAGAAAATGGGTGGATTGGGTAAGAATATGCGGTTAGATACAACGGCTATCGAACGTATGACTAAAATGAATACTACCAAAGAAAAGATGAAGTCACGATTTGAATCAAAGAAACAACTTCAGCAAGAAGAAATAGAGAAGCGAAAGGAAGAGATTCGTAAACGCGTAGAAGAACAACGTCAGCTTATGGCAAAGTATTCTTTAGAAAGTACGGATAGTCCGAATAATTTTGTATTTCGTTTAGAGGGCGAAGAAGCACAGGAAAAGTCATTTATTCATCCAGATTTGTTGAAAGAGGAAACGAAACCAGTGCCTTTGAAAAAGAAGAAGAATAAGAACAAGAAGTAGGAAAATAAAATAGTATCACTGTATTATATAAATGGGGCTTTTCAAATACATTAATTTTTATTTATTTTTTGCTAGTCTGGTATTTGGTCTTTTTGCTGTCTATATGACTATGCCCGATAACCGAACTATATTGGTATATCCTACACCTGAAAACGTGAGCTTATTACAATATAAAGACAAAACTGATACGTGTTTTTCGTTTAAACAGACCGAAGTCTCTTGTCCAAAAGACGAAAATGAGATTTCGAAAATACCATTACAGGGATGAAAAATAAAAATACTATGACCAGATATTGTCTGCTTATAATATAAAACAATGAATTTTAAAAGACTATTAAACACGGACTACGGAAAAAACTTAATCTCTATTTTATTAGGTCTTGGTTTAGCCACATTATTTAGAAAAGTATGTACAGATAAAAACTGTATTGTTTTTAACGGACCTGTCATTGGAGATATCGAAGGAAAGACCTATAAACATGGAGATAAGTGTTATAAATATTCGGTAAATGCGGATAAATGTGATTCTACTAAACGCGTTGTAGGAGTTATTGAACCCGAAACGAAAGAGAATGGTCTCAAATTTTAAAGAAATATAATAGAAATATTTTGTATATATCTATATTATATAATCATGTCGCCAATTAATGCGAGTATGTCCTTTGCGGGTAACGCCACCTCTTACTTAACCGTTCCTTACGATTCAGGATTAAATTTTGGCACGGGAGATTTTACGATTCAATGGTATCAATATCAAACTGACAATAATCGATTCCCGAGAGTATTTCAAATTGGTACTTATCCAAGTGCAACTGTTGGAGTATCTATCGAAGGTGGTACTTTTTATTATTGGATAGGTAATAGTCCTCGTGGTGTCGGAATAACCAATTTCAAAAATATTTGGACTCATTTTGCTATTTCTCGGGTTTCTGGAACTACACGTATCTTTATGAATGGAATGAAAATATCACAGCTTTCAGATACAAATAATTATACAACTTCATATGAATTGACAATTGCGAATGAATTAACAAAAACGAATGTTGCTGGATTTGGCGGATTAATTTATGGTTTTGATTTAGAAACCACGGTTGGATTATATACCAATAATTTCACTGTACCTTATACACTTCCCTCATTAACTGGAACAACAGTTTTATTATTGTCTGGAAACCGCTACCAAGGTTCATTAGGAAGCACGGTTGTTCCTACAAATGTTGCAACCGATGCCCGGGTTCCCGTCGGACCTAGTCCACCTTGTTTCTTAGAAGGTACCAAAATATTATGTTTGAATACGTCTGGTGTGGAAGAGTATATTCCAATCGAAAAGATTAGAAACGGGGTCCTTGTGAAAACCTCAAAACATGGTTATGTCGCAGTAAATATGATTGGAACAACATCTATTATTAATAATAGCAATACTAAGACGGAAAATAAATTATATAAATGCACCAAGAAAAATTACCCCGAATTAAAAGAAGATTTAGTAATTACCGGATTTCATTCTGTTTTAGTAGATTCACTTACTTCTGAACAACGCGATAAAACCACAAGACAGCTAGGTGATATTTATTTAACTGATGATAAATACCGTCTTATGGTTTATTTAGATCCTAAGGCAGAGCAATATAAAAAAGAGGGAAATTTTAATATCTGGCATTTAGCTTTAGATAATGCGGATTATTATATGAATTATGGTATTTATGCCAACGGGCTTTTGGTTGAAACTACCAGTAAACGCTATATGAAAGAATTATCCGGAATGAAATTGATGTAAACGAAAAAAAAATTCGTCAAACGATACAATCTTTAGTTGTTTACTATTGTATAGTTTATAAAATGGAAAATGCCATTACTAGAATCTCAGATTTGCCAATAGATAATAATATGCAAATGTCAAACACTTATTCACCAATTATACAGAATCAGGGTTCAAATATGATGCCGAATCAGGTTCCAAATATGATGCCGAATCAAGGTCCAAATATAGGTCAAGAACAGCCTCCAAATTATATGCCCATTAATATTCATCCAAATCCTTACGGAATTTCAGCTCAAAATCCAATTATGCCTCCCCCTCAACAGCCTAATGTTTCCCAAAAACAAATGATCTCTGAGGAGCAACAGATGCAACTGCAGGCGATGCAACGGCAGCGACTTCCGTCGCGTGATATTCCTCAAGATACTACTGGATATATTCAAGATGACCAAGTAAAGCCGAATTATATTCCCAAATCCAATGTTTCAAGCGATTATGTACGTGACCATGAAGATTTCACTGAGAAAAACCGTAAGGAATATGAAAATAAAAAAAAAGAGAGCAATCGGTTAGATAATTTCTTATCAGAATTTCAAACACCAATTTTTGTAGCTATTTTATTTTTCTTCTTTCAATTACCTATAATTAACCAAACTTTTTTTAAACCTATTTCTTTTTTGTCACTTCATAATTTAGATGGGAATTTTAATTTTTATGGGTTATTTTTAAAGAGTTTGCTATTTGGTTCAGCCTATTATAGTACATTTAAAATGATTCATTTTTTGGTTGAATTATAATAAGTGTTACCACATTATTGGTTAGTATAAAACGGTAGGTTACTGGAATTTAATTCTTTAAAAATAATAAGAATAAAACTAAATTGTATCAATTCATAAATGCTAATTGAATTTTATAATTATTTTTCCAAAGAAAAAGGGAGGGGTCGTAGGGTCAGAGCCCGCAAAGCGGGCTCCACCTTATGTCGGCGTAGCTGACATCTAGGGAACCGTAGGTTCTCTGCTATTATTGGTCTAGATTTTCAATAGTTACATCAAAAGGTTGTCCATCCTTATATATTTCTACCAATACACCAAAGTTTTTGACAAAAGTTTTTACCAAATGGTCATATCCAGCAGATTTCATTTCCGTTATTATGCTATTTATTTCATCTTGCGACAATCCTAGCTGTCCGCCCCAATTTTGAACCAGATTCATCAGGTAAAAGGCATTCCCCTCTGGTCCAGATAAATCGATACGATTCATCATAATGGTCCGCAATATATTATTATTAATATAGCTAATAATATATTTCAATTTTTTACTGGTATCTACTTGTATTTCTAGTTCTATTCTTTTTTTCTCGAAACATATCCATAAAGGTAACGCGTTTTTTCTTATGGGTTTTACGTTGTTTATGTCTTAAAATTGTTTTTTGAACATTTTGCAAATCTTGGATCAATGGTTTGTTTTGGTCCAAAGCAACTTCTTGATTACTCGCTTCTTTATCTATACTTGCCAATTCCTTTTTAATTTTGATAGATACTTCTTTCGCATATGGACTACGATGCTGTACTCTATCTGGAACATATTTTAAAAACCACATTTCGTATTCTTTACCGTCACGGTCATCCTTTAATTCTTTGTATTTTTCTGCTTTTTCGGCCCGCATGTCCTCCAATGTTGGTTGTTTTCCATAGCAATCAATACTAAATCTTTTCAAAATGCCACGTTGTTCTAATCTGTTTTTTTGTTGAATATCAAACAAAAACTTTGCCATACAACCAAGTCTATCTTTGTTGTAATAAGGCATATCCGCATACATGAAACTCAAATAAAATGTCATAATCGTATCAATCGATGCAATATTTATTTCCTGATTTCCTCGCACAATTTTATTATAATTATGACAGGCAATCGGCTTATAAATAAATGCAACCGATTCTTTCCCAACACATAATTCAATATGTTCGGGTATAATTTCTCCAATTGCTTCGTGGTTAACCGTACGAATGCCTTTGAACTTTTCCCGCTCTAAATGCTCTTTTATGATGAGAGCACATTTTTCTGGGTTCTCAATGACAACATCGAAATCGGGAACAGATTCCTGTTTTTCTCCACTTTCGTGTAAAGCATTCTTATAAAGCGTCATAGCATATGCCCCAAAAAAAATAGCTCCTTGATCAATAAGTGAATCGCGAATTAAAAAATGCAACCTTTCGTCCGTTGTATGTTCGCTAGAATGAAAATCAATTTTATCACAACGTTTTCCTAAATTCAAAGGATAATGTTCGTTTAATAAGTTAAGGCGTTTTAATACTTTTTCCCATCTAGATACATCACCGGCGGGTCTTGATAATTCTAAATACATCGCCATACGTAAATAATCTGGAGGAGCATAATGAACGCCAGCAATTAAAATAGATTCCTTAGAAATAGAATCATACAACTCTTTATGCATCATTGTAATATCAGCAATTGGAATAAAATTAACAAAAACTTTGAATGTTCCCATATGAACGCCAGCTTTTGCTTCAACATCTTTATATCCAGCAGCATAATAGATATCTGCTAGCTCCTTTGCATCGTTCAATGCATCTGATGAAAAAAAATCATAATCTGGTATCTCTAAATCGCGATTATAAAATTGGGCATATTTTGGTAAAATATTATTAATCGCCGTTCCTCCATAACAAACTAATTTTTTATGAATAATAAAATCTTCCACGATGACTAACATTTTTTTTATTTCAGGACTGTTAACTGCTGTTTCGCCTTTTAGTTTTTCTGTTTCTTCGATCGCGTGTCTCAAAATGGCCATTTCACATTCTTCAAAGGTCATTTTGTTATCACAATGTTCGTTATGAAATTTTGTCTTTTTTTCTGGATGTGTTTGAATGGCTACATTTTCTAGACGCTGTCGTTTAGTTTTATAACTTTCTCTTTTTTTTCTATGTAATGTATTGTGTTTCATCTATATACTCATATTATATAATATATCAAATGGTTACCCCCCATTTTGAAGTCGCATCATTTTTTGAAAATAAGCTAGACCTCTCGCGAGTGGAATAAGGCTTGCATTATTTTCATTAAAAAAGTTTTCATATTCTAGTAGACCTTCATCTCTTTGATAAAACTTGAAGGGAATAATTTCAATACCATAACTTGTTATGAATGTCATAATGGCAGGGTTGCTTGCGTTTTCTGGTAAAACGTTTGGTAAAACAAGATTCATATATTGAATATCTGTTCTTAAATTATCATTCATAATCTTGATTGGAACATTATTCTGTGCTAAAATATCTGTATATCGATTCAAGTTCATGTCTTCTGACCCACTTTCCATATTTATATATTTTGTTAAATCATAACAGGTTTGTTTTGCATCTGTACATGCACAATATGACCGATAATCACGATCAATTGTTTTATCTACCAATAAAACTACGGTCCCCAATAATTTTGACATGAGTGTATTCTTGGTTACTTTTCGACTTCCGTTACTATTTTTATAAAGTTTCGGTTTAAGGGTAAAATCAACTGATGCTGCAACTGCCTTATAAATGTCTGTATTATTAGATCTTATTCGTAAATTTATGAAAAGGGGATCGTCATAGGTAGGTGACGTTTGTGAAAAGGCACCTGCAACTAAAGTAGAAAGGACATTATCTAATAATAAGGTGTTTTTACTATCCATTGTAATAAATTTTCCATCTGTACTATACCCTACTTGAGGAGAATATTCACCCGTCTTTGGGTCTTTTACATAATAAACCTCCAAATCAAAAAATCTGACACCACGACTTAAAAGGTAGGTCAACATATCATAATTCATAAAAGTGCCAGTATATGCTGAATTATAAGAAGCCTTGATGCAATATTCTTTTAATGGCAAATCCGCATATTGAGGTTGAATAGATTGCATATTCAACTTTATTTTTTTATCTATTAATTTATTTAGTTCCGCTTTGGCAGGGTCAGTATATACTCCTAAGTCAAATGGTTCTATTGTTTGACTTGTACGGGTTTCCATGCCTCTTAAAATAATGCCGCGTTTTACTATAAGACGCCAAATGATGTAACTAAAGATGATAATTACAATAGCAATAAGTATTCTTTTTATAAAGTTCATAATCTATATAATGTATAGATAAACAAATATAATAAACATATATATATATTTTGTTATTATATAAAAAAATAAAGAATGGCTGGTGGTTTATTAAATATTACATCAGTTGGCGTAAATAATATTTTCTTGACTGGAAATCCGAGCAAGACATTTTTTAAGGTCACTTATTACAAATACAGTAATTTTGGACTCCAAAAGTTCCGTATCGATTATGATGGTTTAAGAGACCTTCGATTAACCGAGCCATCTACGTATACGTTCAAAATTAAAAGATATGCCGAATTATTAATGGATACGTATTTGGTCGTAACATTACCAGATGTTTGGAGCCCAATTTATCCTCCCGTAAAAGAAAATAATGAACAATGGGCTCCTTATGCATTTCGCTGGATAAAGGATTTGGGAACTCATATGATAAAAGAAGTAACAATTACGTGTGGTGCTATGACTTTACAAAGGTATACAGGTGAATATTTGGCTGCCATGGTTGACCGCGATTTTACAAATGAGAAAAAGGATTTGTTTAATACTATGAGTGGTAATACGGTCGAATTAAATGACCCAGCAAATGCTTTTGACCGTAATAATTCTTACCCATCCGCTTCTTATACTAGTAAGTCTACGGGAGCAGAACCATCTATTCGCGGTAGAACGCTTTATGTTCCTATTAATACGTGGTTTACCTTAAATAGTGGATGTGCATTCCCATTGATAGCATTGCAATATAATGATTTATATGTAAATGTTACGTTGAGACCCATACAGGAATTGTTTCAGATTCGTGATGTATATGATTTTAATTATAATTTTCCTTATATTCAACCAGATTTTAATCAAGCAATTTTTCAAATGTATCGTTTTTTACAGACACCCCCAACACCACTAATTAAACAGGGTGATTATAAAAATACAATTTCTGTATGGAATGCGGATATTCATTTGTTATGTACCTACTGTTTTTTATCAAAAGAAGAGTCGAAAGTATTTGCTTCCCAAGATCAAGTATATTTAATTAAAGACGTTTTTGATTATAATTTTGAGAACGTTACCGGTACAACACGTGTGAAAATAAATTCAAACGGAATGATAGCTAACTGGATGTTTTATTTACAACGGAATGATGTTAATTTACGGAATGAATGGAGTAATTATACCAATTGGCCATACCGTAGCTTACCGTCAAATGTGACGATTGCACCAAATACACCATTTGAAGGCACGGATTTGCAATATGGAATAGGAATTAACCCAGCTTTCGGTAATATATTTAATAGTGGATTGACAATAACTGGCGATTTTCATATTGAAAACAAAAAAGAAATTATGGAAACAATGGGCGTTTTACTAGATGGTGAATATCGAGAAAACACGTTGCCGAGCGGTGTATTTAATTATGTAGAAAAATATACTCGTACCCAAGGGTTTGCAAAAGATGGGCTTTATTGTTATAATTTCTGTTTAAATTCTAGTCCTTTTGAATATCAACCATCTGGAGCAATAAATCTAAGTAAATTTCGAAATATTCAATTAGAAGTAACTACTTATGTCCCTCCAGTTGATAACGTTGCCTCTGCAGTGGATATTATATGTGATGGAAATGGGAATCCGATTGGTATTCGTAAATCAAATTGGCGATTATTTGAATATAATTATAACTTGACATTATTCGAAGAGCGTTATAACGTTTTATCGTTTATAGGTGGAAATTGCGGAATGTTATATTCGAGATAAAAATTTAGGTAACTATAGTATAATACATAATAAAAATGAAAGACAAATTATTTAGTAAGGATGATTTTCAAATTATAAACATGAATTACAAATTAAAAAAAATAAAAAATAGGAAAAAACGTGGTCAATATAAAAAAAACGATCTTTTTGAAACATTAGATAATACGAGTAAACCCGACATAACAGAGTCAACTTCTTCTTTTTTTCCTTCCTTTTCTAGTGAGAATATTGTTGAACCCTTTGATTTACCACCATTATCTTTTCCTCCTTATAATGATAATGAATATGATGGTATTGATAATGTTGACGACACAGGTGCTAAGGTAGATTTTAAATATGATCCAAGAGAATGGTTGATTGCCTTGATAGAATGGATTTATTATTTTCTTAATAAGTTCAACAATTATTGGGCAGCTAAAATGGTAAACATATTGTCTGAACGCACAGGGAAAGAAACTGATATCAAGTTAGTGAGAAATTACATAGCCTGGACAGAAGCAATTGCGGCGGGTTGTTATGTAGTGTATAATTGGTTTTTTATAATTTATTTTAATCGCAAAAGTGACCCAATAATTCCTTTATTTACAATTGATTTTAAGAATGCATACGATACTGCAGAGGCAAATCAGAATAAAGGTATATCTAAACAAATTTGGTATGTATTTTTAGTTCTTGTTCATTATTTCTTTGATTATCCATTTACGATTTTGTTTTTTTTAAATAACTTTGTTACCGAATTATTACCTAAATATACAGAAAAAATATTCAGCCCCTCTTTCCTTTTTGTTTATTTATTTTATCAATCTTGTTTATTTTTAAAAAACAGTGCTATTGTCGTAAAAACATTATTTTTAAACTCATTACTCTTTAAGTTTGACCCATCATCAATTATAATATATCTCGCAATCATTATATTATGGGGAAAAGACCTTATTTTAATGTTAAAAAAGGTACTTGAGGATAATATGTCTAAAAAACTTGACCAAAACGGAGACCCGCAAGATGGTCCTCCTCCGCCAAAAACTCCTCCCTTGGTTATAGCTGGTCTTCTCCTAGCGACTTTTTTAGAAAGACTTGTAAAATTGCTTATGTTACTGATTATTGGTATACCAGCGACCACGTTAGCAGTAGTGATTTATTTTTTAGCATATTCCTTTTTTGGAATATTTATTTACAAGGGATTCAAACGGGAAACGTTTAATGAAATTGATGATTATGTTAAAATTCCAACTGAAGCATATGTTCCAGATATTTGTGATGGTTATAATTGGTATGACTTTTTATATGAAATATTCAATATTGTTATGATGTTTTTTGATACTGTGCAAAGTAAATTATTTGTAATTAGCTATATTTTATTATATGTTTATAGCTGTATTGATTATGCTGCGAATATTACTCCTAACACGCATAATTTAAAGAATGGATTGATAGCCATAGATATTGGACTAATTTTTACACTTTTGTCTGTAGTAATAAGTTTTTTTTTAGAAAAAATGCGAAGTATCCCTGAAGAATAAACGATATATTATTTATTTTGTCAACAATTTAAACAGGTTTTTGTAAAATATATATATGGTAAAAAATTACAAAGAAGGTTCAAGTCAGAAACTATTGCCTATGGTAAGTGTTTGTACACCAACCTTTAATCGGCGTCCGTTTATTCCTATTATGTTTGAATGCTTCCGTAACCAAGATTATCCCAAAAATCGTATCGAATGGATTATTGTAGATGATGGTACTGATAAAATCAAAGATTTAATTGAAAACTCAAAAATACCCCAAATCCGTTATTTTGAATTAGATAAGAAGTTGTCTTTAGGAGCAAAACGTAATTATATGCATGACCAAGTGAAAGGTGATATTATTGTTTATATGGATGACGATGATTATTATCCACCAGAGAGAATTTCTCATGCAGTAGAGCGATTAGAATCAAACCCAAAGGCACTTTGTGCTGGAGCAAGCGAAATATATATATTTTTCAAACATATTCAGAAAATGATACAGTGTGGCCCTTACGGTCCCAATCATGCAACGGCAGGCACATTTGCTTTTCGTAAAGAATTACTAAAAATAACTAGGTATGAAGACCATGCAGCAGTAGCAGAAGAGAGAGCCTTTTTGAAAGATTATACGATTCCATTTGTTCAATTAGATCCTATGAAGGCTATTTTGGTGTTTTCTCATGAACATAATACCTTTGATAAACGGAAAATGTTAGATAATCCTCACCCGGATTTTTTCAAGGAATCGCCAAAAACAGTAGATATGTTTATTCGAACAAAGATAGAAAACCGCGTAAAATCCTTCTTCATGAAAGAAATTGATGCCTTATTAGATGCTTATGAGCCAGGTCTTCCTAAAATGAAGCCTGATGTATTAAAACAAATAAAAGAAATTGAGAAAGAGAGGGAAGACATGATACGAGAAGAGATGGCAAAACAACAAGCCATGGGTGCTATAACCTTACAGCGACCTGGTGAACAACCTATACAATTATCTAACCAGGAAGTAGTTGAAATAGTAAATCAACAGCAGGAACAGATAAAACAATTAACAAATAAAACAAAAGAAGCTGATGTTATTATTACTACTTTACAAAAACAGCTTATTGAAAAGACAAAGGAAATAATTAATTTAAAGAAACAAATAAAGGCAAAGGAAGAACAGGGTGGTACTTCTACTATGACGCGAATACCTATCGTAGAATTGTCAAAATCAGACCCAGAAATAATTATCAATTTATCCACATAAATTTAATTTCAAATCGTCTGTATAATAAATATAATAAATCCATATTTATTATATTACAGGTTTTATTTGTATTTTTATATGTCAATAAGCAGTTCTATTACTTTTGTAACTGCTTATTTTAAATCAGGAACAAAAGAAAAGATTCAAACCGATTTTGAACAATTTAGAAAAATTGCTGATTCAGGAATTCAATTGTGTGTTTATGTAGAAGAAGCGGTCGATACATTAAATACGTTTCCTAATATAAAAATAATGAAACCATTTGATTCACATACAAAAAAATTGTTTTCGGAAATCGAATTCTCTGATTATTCAAATAATGATTACTTTGTGTTTTCAAATTCAAAATATGAATTTATGGAAAACGTAATTTTGGAGAACCCTTGGAATTCCAGCCATTTTTCTTGGATAGATTTTACTATTTTTTCTATTTTTAAAAAACCCACAGAATCTAAAGAATATTTAAAATGTTTATCTAAGAGAACATTATTTTCTGATTTTTTTGCCATAGGCGGTTGGATAAAAAACAAAAACGAATTATATGATTTAGACCTTCAATTTAAAGAGATACGATGGAGATTTCTTGATAAGTTTTTTATAGGAGATAAAAAATCTGTCATGGAATGGGTTGCTTTATCAAAACAATATTTGCCAAGGTTTTTGAGAACCTACAAAAAAATTACAAGTGAGGTTAATTTTTGGAATTGGTTAGAAACAGTTGTTGATTGGCAGCCAGTTTGGTTTTTCTCTATATTTGATGATTCAGTTATACAGCTTCCTTTACATTTGCACAGTATGAATTTAAAGAATGCAAAAAAAACTGTATATAATTATCCACTTATTGAGGGTCCTTCACCTTTCTTTGAATCGTCCGCATCCCATTTGCTCTTTCAAGGACAACACCTATTAAATACACGATTTGTGAGTTATTTTCTTTTGAATGCAGGGCAATATTACATGCCTCACCCGAAACAATTTCTTATTACAAAAAATCAGGCAGCTATACTAGATGAAGACACAATGCTTCCAATTAACTATGAATTAATGGACGATTCAACAATTTTATTGGAAAATGCACCCTACCCACCAGGTGAATGTTGTAATATATTTGGACTAGAGGATATTCGATTATATGAATTTGAAAATAAAATTCGATTTATAGCAACAAATCGAAATTTTGCACCAGCTTACAAAAATCGCATGGTGATTGGTGATTATAATATGAAAAATCAATCATATGATAATTGTCTTTTAATTGAATCTCCGTGCAATTCTACTTATGAAAAGAACTGGATACCGATAACGTATAAGAATCAAGAATGTTTTATTTATAATTGGTATCCAATGGATATTTGTCGTGTTAATTTAGAAACCCAAAAATTAGAACTTGTCTGTAGACACGAAAATACAATGAATGTACCTTATTTTCATAAGGTAAGGGGGTCAAGTATTTTTATAAATGTTTCAAATGGGACCTTGGGAGAGTTAGTCGGAGTGGTTCATTTTAGTGAAGATACAAAACCTAGACAGTATTACCATATGTTAGTCAGCTTAGAAAAAGATACTTTTAAACCATTGCGATACTCGGAGACTTTTTATTTTCAACATATTGGCGTAGAATTTTGTACTGGTTTTTGGAAAAACAAAGATGAATATATATTTTGGGTTTCCAAAAAAGACAGGAACACATGTATGATTACAGTAAATGTAGATGAAATTCCACTTTGTTTTGAATTTTTCTAATCATCGTCTTCGCCTAATAAATCTTCTACAGAGCCCGCTGCCTCTTTTTTTACGTTTTTGTCTAAATAACGATACATACGCTTTATATCTAACTTGGTAATATTGTAGTCTTCAAAAATGGTCTCTACTTCATTAAGTTTTTCCGTAATATGACAAAATTCGCCATCATAATATAATCGTAATTCTTGAAACATAGTTATAATATCTTTCTTATCCATTTCTAATTCTTGTGATAAGTTGTAAATAAATAACATATTGTTATATTCTGTAGAATACTTTGTGAGAACCTTGGTAAATCTTACTTCGGCCGGCCTAAAGGTATTTTTATTTTCAGGAAAGGCGTCGTGATATAATTTGTTATTATAAAAAGTCTTAATAAGAGAACTCATCTCATTGAATTGCCAGATTTGGCTTTGAAAGGTGATTCTGTCAATATAATCTGCAAAACACATATTTCCCAATATTTTTAAATAAAACGGAACTGCTTTTTCGTTCGGTTGATTAGATAAAACATCAACTATATTTTCATGCCATAAAAGAGCAACAATTGTTCGATCTGTTTCATTCATATACCGATTATGTTCTTCCATTTTTGTTGGTGTATTGATAAGAGATAGAGTGATTTTTTTGGAATCTTCATTATATGATTTTGTATGAAATATATTTTGTAAAGTTTCTTCTGACATTAACTCGGGTTTCTTAATAAGTATACTATTCACAAATTCTAATTTACGCATATCACCCTGAATATATTTTAAAATCACTTCTTTATGCTGTTGTTTTGCTGTTTTTAAAGAGGGTGCCATAGCGTTTAAAAGAGTTCCCATTTGTGCAGTGGTGGGTGTTTTTAATTCAAACGTGTTACATACCTTCATCAATTCCTTTATTTTTTTATCAATATAATAATTTCCTATGCAAATAATTGGATTCATTGTCATATTTTCTAATCGCTGTTTTTTTGTCTTTTTTTGACGAATTATCTTGATTAATGCGGTGATTCCACCCTTATCTCCATTATTCATTCCATCAATTTCATCCATGACAATTGCTATTCGTTTTACTTTTTTTGTCATCATATGGAGAACATTTCGATTTGATATATTATTACTAGCAATATTATCTATTAATGCTTTGTTTCTTACGTCTCCGGCATCGTAATGTATAATATCATAATCTAATTCTTTTAATAAATTCTTTACAAATTGAGTTTTACCACATCCCGGAGAACCATAGATATAGATTCCTTTTTTAAAAGTCAAATTCTTGCAATTTGATTCAAAAGAATGTAATATTTGTTTGATTTCACTGGATATCTTATCGCGTTCAAATATACTGTTTATGTTTATATTTTGCATTCTATTGTTATGACAGCGGTTCTGTTTATATTTTACTTATTTAATAATATTTGTTTTTGAACGAAATATTATTCTCTGTACGGCCAAAGTTAACGGCCAAAGTTAACGGCCAAAGTTAACGGCCAAAGCGACTGAAATCAGTGGTTAATGGCATGAAATCGGCTTTCCCTCTAGCTGGTAATTGTCCATAATAAGAATACGTGTCATTTGCACCATTGTAGTTATTTTGTGTTCCTGGGCCAACGATTGAACGTTGGTTTATTTTTTTTCCATTACTGTCATATTCATTGTTGTTGAGATTTGTACCTTGGCCCGTTCCTTGGCCCAGTGACCCAATAGCATTTGCACCCGCACTGGCAACGCCGACAACTGCATCTTTTCCAGCACCAACTATATTACTGCCTGTGTTTCCAATTGCATTTGCCACGCCAAGTACGGTTCCTCCAGCCGTTTTTGCAATATCTTCAGCACCTGCTACAGTATCATATGTAGCAAGCGTTAACGATCCGCCAATTGTATCGGGATTGGCATTAGATGAAAACGTTCCGCTTCCAATATTAGATACATTTTCACCCGAACCACTGGTTCCTGTTGTGCCTGAACCCTTTACTTGTGTTCCGGATCCACCTTGTCCTCCACAATTTGTACAGGTACCACTATTTGAAGGACACGCAGGACAGGTTGGGCAAACTGGAGGAACAATTTGCGTTTTTAAAATATAGTCGCTTCCAGGAAATCCTTTTCCTTGGCCCGTTCCTTGGCCCGTTCCTTGGCCCGGCATTCCTACACTATTCCAGTAATTATACCATCTATAATATTCAGACATGGGATTTCCTGTATAAAAACCATTGCCTTTTCCATATCCACTGCTTTGCCAATCACCATTTTGGTCTCCCGTATCTAATCCATTTGCAGTAAACCGGCAAACGCTAATGTTGTAACTTTTTTTAGTCGAATCATAAAAGGATATCAATGCAACTAATACTTTTTGTTGAGTCGGTATACATAATACTAAATTTTGACCATTTGTATCTAAAATAGTAAAGGGTTGAAATGCGGACGTTGCTTTCAACGATGTTTTATTATTTGATAAAGAAATTTGATTTTCCTTACTTAATACTGTCGATTTGTTATTAATATCATAAACGGTAAATGTCTTACTCGCTCCATCACCACTCTGAAGAAGTATATTTCCATTCATTATATCATATTTAACAAAATGACTTAATTGATAGACACTACGAGTCGTACTATATATTGGTTCAGACACCATTGACATATTTGCCGGGTCTGAATCATAAGAGTATTTTTCTAATCCAACCTTTGTATCAGTAGGATAACTATAATTATTTGTTGCCCCGCCATTCATAAATCCAAATGTTGCTAAATTTGTATTCAATTTTGAGTCAATAACATGAATATACGTATCTACACCCCAAGGCATGTAAAAAACATTGTAGTTTTTATCTTTCGATTGACTTGGGTAAACAAAAGACGAATAAGAATTGCTTATGGTGGCAGTCTGACTTGATGGAACATTTGTTTGTTCAGGGCTAGTTTTATATTGATTTGTATAACTTGGACTATTTTGTCCATCGCGTGGTGTAACAACCGTATAAGATTGTTTCATAGTTACTGTATTTCCACTGTCTACTGATGAAACAGTAGTCGCAGTAGTAATTTCAACAATATTTGCATTCGTACTATCATAGTAAATATTATCGTTCAGATTAAAAACATTATGAGAAGAATATTCTGGCACAATTGTACTAGTAAGACTTGCCATTCCTTCTTGAAAACCCTCTGTTCGAGATAAGCTTTGAATAAATTTTTTTCCGAATAAACTTGATATTACTAAAACTAACAATAATATGCAAAATAAAACAAATGGTGTTAATTTCATGGATATAAAGTATATGTCGAAAAATATATCTGGGCAAAACAAAAAATTGAAACTATTACAAAGTGAAAACAATTTAACATACATACGCAAATGACTGAACTAGAGCAAATAAAGGAGCCTAATAAAAAATCAGAGAACAAGGCAATTCGTTTGCCAAAAGAACCATTGTCTAGATTTTATAACAATGATGAGCAAAATACGTTTGAATTATCAATTGATGAGGCAGGACGTGGATGCCTTTTCGGGCGTGTCTATGTTGGATGCGTTGTTTTACCTAAAGACCCTGCTCTATTTGATGGAAAAAATATAAAAGACAGTAAACGATTTTCCTCTAAAAAGAAAATTAATGAAGTGGCTGACTACATAAAGACAAATGCACTAGCTTGGCACGTTTCTTATGTAGAGGCAGACGTTATCGACAACATTAATATTTTACGTTCTGTCATGCAAGGAATGCATGATTCTATAAAAAACATTCTTGACAAATTAGGTGGGGTTCCGGTTGGCCAATGTATGGCTATCGTAGATGGTAATTATTTTACTCCATATCGCGTTTTTGAAAATGTGTCTGGAACAATTTGTGAAATGCCCCATGTTACAGTAGAACAAGGGGATGGAAAATACATGGCAATTGCAGCAGCAAGCATTTTAGCAAAAACAGAAAGAGATAATTATATTCTTGAATTATGCCAAAAGTATCCTGACCTGGTAACACGATATCATTTAGACACTAATATGGGATATGGCACTAAGACACATTTAGATGGAATAAAAGAACATGGAATTACCCAGTGGCATCGAAAAACCTTTGGACAAGCATGTAAAGAAGCTAAAATAAATAAAATATGTACCATTTGATACGTTTATAATTCGAATAGTTTATCAATATTGCTACGCCCTATTTTCATATATTTTGTTTCCCGGTCTAATAAGCTATATCCAATCAAAAACTCTTTTGTTTTTTCAAAATACACAAATCCCAATGAATATTCTACCTTTTCTTTTTCAAATGTAAACATCTTAGTATACCGTTTTAATTGAAACGTAGTGCTATCTAACACGACAAATACGTGATAATAAAACCGACGCCATTCGTAACTAACTACGTGAGTCAAAAACCATACTTCGTTTCCGATAGTGACCCCATTTCCAGAGCCCCGGATATAACTAAAAAAGGGTGGCGTTTCAATAGTATGCGTAATATCCAAATATGTCATCCGCTTATTTTTATTATTTACCGTAAAATTAGGACAATCGGTATGAACACCTAGCGTGATCGGATACCAATTATAAATCATTTTTGTTTCGCCATCATTATTTTTGAATAGCACCCAATTTTTTTCAACTTGTCTCTGATTTTCCGAAGAAACAGAAACAATCGTAGATATAGTTTGCTCTGATTTCAAATTGATTGTACCACTTTCAATAAAAATAGTATCAGTTTTAACTGCACGATTTCCATTAAAAAACAACTTGTTTTCGTTTGAAAATAATCGGATATCTTCTATTCCGACATAAACGTCATCATAAATTGTATCATATTTTAATTCAAATTCTTTTACTAGTTTCCAAACCCTGTCTTTAATATCAATAATTGCAACCACATTCTTTGTAGTAATATTGTCTTTTTTTACATATCCACCATTGTCATCAATCCGATAATCTACAAAACGCAAATTGACAATTAATTTGTTTTTATCTACGGGATCAAAACAGATTGATGGTGTACTAGATGCAAATATATCTCTGTCTATTTTTATGGTTTTACCGATTGATAAAAGCACATTCATGTTTTCTGTAAAGTCAATTTTATTCTTATCTATTCTACCCGCATATGATTTGTAGTTTTGTAATACGTTATCCTTTATATATCTCGGTGGACCCGGTTCATTGAGAACCTTCATACACGTTTTGGTCATATCATAATTATGGCGATTTACATAGTATCCATTGACGGTAAATTCATAATCTATTTTGTAATCATATACGTCCTTTTGCAAAAATAAATTGTCAAAGTTGGTTTTCTTTTTTCGCTCAAAATCAGCAAATTCATAAAAAATATTCGCCAATCGATTACAACTTGTCTCCCTAAAATGTTTTACAATTTCATAAAGGTTCTCAATTCTATCAGGAAATTTCTCATATGCTTGCATCCAATAAAAAATAGCATTAGGTATATCATTCATATGTTTATAACAATTTCCGATGGAATACGCAGAATGCCAAACTTCTTCTATCCAACCACCTAATTCTATGCGTTTTTTGTAGGTTTCGATCGCTTTCTCATATTGGCGAGCGTCACGATAACTATTTGCCAAATAAAATGTATAACGTACATCGTCGGGAATTTCTTCCAATCCAGCTTTTAAAAGCCGGATATCTCTTTCAAATTTATCTGTTTTTGAGCCTCCGTCACCTATATCATTTATAAACAAAACAGATTTTTCAATCGTACCTTCTGAATATCCATCTGGTTTTTTCACATATTCATGTGTGACACCCCAATAACTAAATTTGGGGTCGTTTTTAATAATTCGAACATTTTTGTAGTAAAATTCATCGGTACCTTGAAAAACACAGTAGCTATCAAGGATGAGAGAGTTTTTAAATTCATCAATGTTCTCAATTTGACTTAAATTTAAAATCATATCAGCATCTAATAACAGTAAATAATCAGCAGCTAAATCGCTGCATTGGCGTAGAGAAAAGGTGCGATTATGCCCGAAATCTTTGAATGGTTCATTTGTAATCTTACCTGGTATGTTTTTTTCTTTGAAAAATTCAGTAATAATAGATACAGTATCATCGGTACTACCAGTATCACAAATACAATAGAAATCAATAATTTGCAATACTGATTCTAGTAAACGCTTTATAATCTTACTTTCATTCTTTACGATCATATTTAAACATATTTTAGGCATGTTCTCAATATATATGTTACAATTTCATATTAATATACGAATTTTACCTAAATATTATTTTCGAGAGCTATTGTAGAGATTGTAAAAGTAGACAGTAGACAATGGCATTCACACGTTTTCATGATGATACTGCTAGAATAAAAAAACAAATAGAAGAAAGCAGCTTTGCTGGTAGATATATGTTAAATACGCCTGGCCCAGGTACAGAATTACCGTTTTTTGAAGAACCGCAAATGCGTCTGCAAAAGTGGGGCGGCAACGTTCGAAATAATACTGTTAATTTAGAAAGTGATTTACGTGGTCTTACTCGGCCGTTAAATCGTGATTTAATTGACGACAATGATTATAAACAGCATGCAGTGACCAGTTCTTCAGTTAGTTATAAAAATGCCCAACCATTTATTGAAGAAAGTCGTGCCAGTCACCCTGCATGGATGTACAAAGCTTTAGAGCAATCTAGATGGGAATCACCTTTATTGAATCCTATAAATGGTTTGGAAAAAAACTTTCACGAAAATATACAAACCCGTATTTTAGAGAAAGATTATTTTGTTCCAAGAATGCCTGTAATAGGAGGAACTGAAAATATGGACTATTATTTGTCTGGTAAATCGCTTTGTATTGGTGGACGGGAAGAGAGTTGTCCGGGAACCTTGTATAAAAATCGCATACGCTAATTTACTAATTCACTTATCAAAAGACGTATTCGCTAAAATTATTATATAATGTTTATATAATTATATATAAACTTTATGGAACTAGCAATCCCAGGTGTAGCATTAGGATTACTTTATGTTATTACAAATCAAAATAACAATGAGACATTCACTAACCGAAGTCAATTACCGAATGTAGATATTGCAAATCGTAATTATCCTGGTGAATTTCCTATTGTTTCTAACGATAATGACCAGACGTCTCAACTTTCTACTGCAAATCGTTATGATAATGGTTCTGGTACTTATACGGATAAATACTTTAATCCAAACCAAGGCACAAATACGGGTTCAGTTGGACAGCCAAAATACTTTTCCCTTACGGGTGATAAAGTAGATGGTTCTTATTTTGAACACAATAATATGGTGCCATATTTTGGAAGTCGCCTAAGAAGCCAGGTTGCCGATTCTAATTCAAATGAAAGTGTATTAGATAATTATTCCGGTGCAGGTTCTCAAACTATCATTAAAAAAGAGATGGCACCTCTGTTTTCTCCTCACGAAAATCTTCAATGGGCACATGGAGCACCTAATGCGAGCGATTTTATGCAGTCACGTGTGAATCCTAGTAGTCGTATGGCAAATGTGAAGCCATTTGCGGAAGAAATTGTTGGACCAGGTCTAGGTCTCGGATATACGACAAACGGTGCGGGTGGTTTTAATTCTGGCATGATGATGCGAGATGCATGGCTAGATAAAACAGCCGATCAATTACGTGTTGATAATAAGCCGAAAGCCACTGGACTTGGATTATATGGGCACGAAGGTCCAGCAGATAGTTTCATAAAATACGTAGCTACCCAAGAACAGATGGGTATTATGGAAAAACATTTACCCGATCAAAGCTACGCACATGACCAACGTGACTTTTCAGGTCATTCGACTGATAGTCGTGGTGATATTGGGCGTCTTTTTACTACTGGTGGTGCTGAAAAAGGCCAGGCCTTACGTGCTATACCCGTTGAGCGACACGTAAATCGTCCTGAAACTGCGGTATCTTATTCTGGTGGTGCCGGTTCTCAAAATCCTAGTGCCTATGTTCCTGGTGAATATATGCCTTCTCATAATCAACAATTAGGCCAAGTTCCATTGATGGTTGCCAATGCAAATGGGCGTAGTTTTGCCAGTGATGGTGACTATGGAATTAAATCTAAAATGGCATATCCAAATAATCGGTCCTCTAATGAAGATAATGGGTATTTTGGAATGGTCAAGGGGGGATTAGGTGCAGCTGTTGCTCCACTATTAGATATTTTGAGACCCTCGCGTAAAGAAAATGTCATGGGTACGCTTCGGCCATATCAAAATCCTGGCACCACGGTCCCCCAGTCTTATATTTTTAATCCTGCGGATAGACCAAATACGACAATTCGCGAAACCACAGAAAATTCGAAATTCCATTTAAATGTCAATGCAAATCAGTTAGGTGGTGCTTATCAGGTTACTCAGAATCAAGCTGTAGATACTTATCGCCAAGAAACCAGTGATTTCTATTATGCGGGAAATGCCGGAAGCGTAAGTGGTAAAGAACCTGCTTCTTATCAAGCGGGTTATAATCAACGAAATAATGATATAAAATCTAGTACATTAGCAGGATACACGCCCCAGGGAAATTTATCATTATTGAATTCAGACATAAATATGCGTCAAGTAAATCGCGATGATAATTTAAAAAACAATCGTGCTATAATTGGCACCATGCCTTATCAATCACCTGATATTTCAAATATGGGGAATGTTTCGGGAAATACTAATTCGCTTTATTCGACAATTCAGATGGATAGAAATACACCGGATATATTAAATTCATTAAAATCTAATCCATATGTGGTAGATTATCGTAAATCGTTATAAACGAATTAATATAAATTTGTAAAACCTAGTTAAAGAAATCACTATATGATAGTTTGAGCCTTTTTAGCTTAGTGGTAGAGCATCACTCTTGTAAAGTGAAGGTCACGAGTTCAATTCTCGTAGAAGGCTACTGTACTAATGTTTTATTGTAATACTTATTCAACAATTTATTATATGGAATTCATATAATAAAAAAATGTAAAATAAATTTGAAAAATAAACGTGCTGGTTTATAGCTCACGTACAAAAACAGTATGACCTTTGGAAATCAATTCATGATAATTACAGGGATGCAAATCTTCACCACATAACATTAACATCTCGGACGGCTTATAATATTCACAAACTAAATTATAGAGTGGTATTCCCCGATGATATGAACCATAAATAACAATATCATATTTTTTATTTTTTATATCTTGTTCGATAGTTTTATCGGATTCATTATCATGTAAATTTTCCTCTAACAGATTAGAATATGTCATTCCTTTACCATATAAACTTTTATAATTTATAGTAGAAGATTTATAGATATGGGGAACCTTTGGATAATCATGGCACTTATCCCCCAATAACTCTTTAAAACCATGTAAGGTAACACAGCGTAAATAATCAGGGTCAGTTCTACCCGATAAATATAAAATACTAGATACATTATGACACTGGGATTTGTTTAAAATATATTTGGCCATTTTATATGTAGTTAAGTAGGTCTTTGTATGATCTATTAATTTTATAATCATTGTAGCACATTCGCTATATTCATTGGGCGTAAAATCCGCAATCTTGTAATCTTTATATTTGGCATATAACGCATTACACTCTAAAAATAACTCCTTTGGCAAAAGCGTCATGGTATTTTTCGGACAGTTCTCAATATTTGGGAAATAAGGGATGCAGCCAGATGCCATAATCTCATAATGACGCATACAATCCCATCCTGCTTTCTTTGTAGTAATAGCGAACATAGAGGTTTTATAATCATTAAAATAATCAACTTCTTCGGAAAATACATATGTCTCATTTCTTCCTGGAATTACAGTAGCTAATATTTTGGTCTTTTCTGGAACCGAATCGATAATTTTACAATCGGGTATTGAAAAAGTAATATTATGAATCATTTTTAATATGTATTTTTTATTATTAGGTTTATATAGTTTATCCCATTGATTACATTTTTAATAATTGATCACATAGGCTTGTGGCATTAGGAGAACCAAGTCCAGTTGCTATATCAAATCCTTTAACAGCACCATATTCAACTGTACTTGTAAACGGATTATTACCACCTACCGACCCTCTATCTATGCCTATTGTAACGTCATAAAATGCTGCCGCATAATTTAGAGGATTTGGATAAATTATTTTGTACAAATAAGTTTGTAAATGATTATCTTGCGTTCCTTGTCCCTGTGTCTTTAAAACAGTAGTTAATGCAGTCTTATTTTTATTAAACCTCATTTGATTTGCAAGAGATAAAATGCCCGCAAAAATGGGACTTGCTACAGATGTGCCACCGATTCCGTACCAGTTTCCGTTAAATACAGTATACACTGAAGTTTGCATATTTGAAATCATACTTACATCAGGAATGCATCGAAAGCCGCGTTTTATATTAGGTATATTTGCTTGAAAATCTGGTTGGACTATTGTACTAGAATAGCCACATCCACCACTGTACCATGCCGATTCTTTTCTAGACGGAGTCGAATTAGGTGTCCAGATGAGTGTCGTTCCGCCAATCGCTGCACAATTTGATAAAACTGCTGGCCAACATACAGTATTAGTATCTCCAGTAGAAGCACAATAACATACATTCGTATTCGCAAAGTTTTTGTTAAATACCAGTGTTTCGCGGGTATCCTTTGCACCCCAAGACATAGACACAACGTCGACAAGTAACGTTTCTGTAGCGTAATTTAGAGCAGTCATTAAATCAGAGATTTGGTTAGAAGTCGCTTCAACTACCCAAATATTGGCATTTGGATTTACAGTACATACCATTTGTACATCTAAACATTCCTCCAATGCCCATAATGCATTGTATTTTGCACCGGGCATAGTATATACGTTTATAGAGGGTGGCGTAGCATTTGCACCAAAATTTATATCGTTTTTCCAATAAATTTCCAAGTCAGTTTTTATCTTTGCATAAGAATACGCAACAATAATGGCGATTTTTACCTTTTTAGTTGTAGTCGCAGATACTGACGGAATGTTATAAAGATTCAAAAGTTGAGAACCACTAAAATACTGAGGAGGGAAATTTGACGCACCATTTGTTTGAGCAGCAAGTATTAAATGAGAATTTGCCTCAATTTCAACTGAGGGAGTAGTTTGCGTTTTTTCAGAAAGACTTTTCTGATAATTTTCACGTGCACGACTCATAATTTTGTAATTTTGTATATATTGATAAAGGATTTTATAATGGTGCGTTGTAATTAAGTAATATGCCATCTATTCCCGTACTATCATTAAATGAAATATTTAGCTTATTTTGTTTGGTTAAACTTGCATTACCAATAACATCATTTGACGAACCCATTAATTCCTTTCCGATTTTCATAGCACTAACAATATTCATAAAATTACCTGATTTACTAAGATTTGTATTACCAGATACGACGTTTCCGCTAGTATAAGGGACAGATGTTGTAATATAAGATATAACTGAATTCGGCGGTTTGTTAGTACTGATGTCTTGACTTATCAAATTATAGGTTTTAGAAGTATTTACAAATGTACAATCTATTTCAAAGCTTTTAGGGAACATATTGGCTTTATGAGTATTGGGTGGTGGTACATTTGCAGGTTGAATAATAATTACCGTGGGTTTTTGAGAATCGAATAATAGTTTAATATTGGAGGCATCCGTATTCATAGTAATTGTATTTCTAATATTTTTATTTGTATCAGTATAAACATAAAATTGACCAATTGCATTCGGGTCTGTCAAAGTTGTGCTTGTGTCTTTTAAAGAAATAGAAATTGTTTCATATGTAGGTGGCTGGTCCAGACCTTCACTAATGTTTTTTTTTTGAGAAATATTAAAAAAGAATATAACTAAATTAACTACAATAATCAAAAAAAGTGCTGCGGCTACATATTTGTAGTATTTAAAATATTTACTGATTGTTTTTCCCTTTAGCATTTGTTAATTGATATTATTAATTTATCTTATATATATAGAGAGAGACAAATAATGATTATTAAAACCGAAACAAAAAATGGTATCAAAATTTATACTGTTGACAAGGAATATGATGATGCAAAAATGGAGAAGAAAATGAATACGTTTGTAAAGCCCGGTGATATTAAAAAAATAATAGATCATGATGCTGACGTATTTACTGCGGATGGCAAATTATTATTACGATTCCGTAAAAAGGCATTGAATGATCGACATATTGAAGCTTTTTATGAGAACATCAAGGATTTTGCTAAAAATGTCAGCAGTAACCGAGGTGGTGCGTCTGGAAGCAAAAAGATTAGTTTAGGTACAAATCCAAAGGTAATGTCAAATATATTTGGTTATTTTGATAAGTGGACTGCCTCACAGAAAGTTATTTTTAAAAAATGGGGAAAAACACCCAAGGTCTCTGTGCGAGAATGTCGTTTTAATCAGGATTATCCTGAAAAATATAAGCATACGATTCCTCTTATCCAGGACGTGGATGCTTTATATGCTAGGCTGGTACCCGAAAATTATAGGCTACAAAACAAGAAGGCGAAACAAACCCATTTTAAGATTCCTGGCACAGCATTTACTACCGTAACAACAAATATTAATTATCAGACATCGATACATACAGATAAGGGGGATGATCCAGAGGGATTTGGCAATTTAGCTGTAATTGAGCGTGGAGATTATACAGGTGGCGAAACATGCTTACCGCAATATGGTGTCGGGGTAGATGTACGAAATGGCGATATTTTATTTATGGATGTACATGTTCCTCATGCAAATTTACCGATTCATAAAAAGCAAAAAGATGCGGTACGTCTTTCGATTGTTTGCTATTTGAGGTTACGCGTTTGGCAAAATACTGCGAATAAGACGCGGCGATTTTATGAATCGCATAATAAAACAGTGAAGAAGATGAAAAAATTACCAAAATAAATGTTTCTTATTTATTGAATATTATCAAATCTATATTAAGTTTGATAATATACTTTTTTGTAGCTTTATACAGTGAACATATTAATGCATTCAATAATCTTTTCCACTTCCTCGCGGGTATAGGCACCACGGCTAAACGCAAGATTAATAAAGGCAATCAATAACTGAAAAGAAGTGCTCTTGTCCTTTACCTCAATCGCTAAGAGAGGGTTTTCTTGGGCACTTTGAATCTCTTGCTCCTCATCATTTGTCTCTGTTTCCTCTAAAACTTCATCATTTGTCTGCGTTTCCTCTAAAACTTCATCATTTGTCTCCGTTTCCTCTAAAACTTCATCATTTGTCTCCGTTTCCTCTAAAACCTCATCATTCGTAACAGGTTCCTCTTCTTTTTCAGGCACAGGATCAACTGGTTTGGGTTGTTTCGACCTGCTATTCTTTTTTTGCGAATTTCCCATCATGATATATATAATATAAAAAAGACATTATTTTTATATTATTTCCCAAAAGACTATTAATATGTTTTTGTATTTTTTCTAGTTTTATTTTTTGGTGACTTTTTTGTAGATGCGGTTTTTCCTTTTGTCTTTTTAGTTGCCGTTTCATCCTTTTCCAATCCTTTCCCGCGACTAAGACGTACTTCCGACATACCATTTTTACGCTTAAATATAGAAACCAAATCGGGATACGTTTTTTCTAAATACGCAGCTGCTTCTTTATTTGCTTCAAACCGGCCTTCTGTTTTTCCTAAACCACCTTCCGCATGAAATTTGGTTTTGATAGTGACATTGTTATAGCGGACTACACCTCCATCTTTTAAATAATATAGAATACTAGTTTCCACATCTTCTTTTTCTTTAATTTTACTGTTTGGTTGTAATTTCGGGTCATGACGATTTATGAAACCATACATGGTGCCAATGATAAATTTTAAATCTGTAGTAACTTTATCTTTCATAAAAAACGGATTATGCACGGGGTAAATACCCCAAATAAAAAACCCATCTTTATGAAGTCGTTGAAACGCCTCTCTAAAAAATTTGTCTACGTCTTTTATTTTTAGAAGTTTGGTCGGCCCTTTCATCTTAAAAAGTCCTTCAACATCATCATCAATCGAAACAATTTCGGTTCCCTCGGGAAAGTATTTTAAAATGAACTTTCGCTGGTTCGTAATGCCCTTTACTCCTACAACTATTTTACCATACATTTCCTTTGGAATAGCTTTTTCATATAATTCTCCTTCCTCTTTATTAGCTACAAATATATGAATTTTGTTAGGAGATACCCCACCATCAATTAATGTTTTCAGCGATTTCGCAGCTAAAATCTCTTGACGTTTATAAGAAGGAATAGCAATAACATAATTCGACATACTATATAATATTGTTATATTTTTACTTGATCAAAGTATGACGGGTTTATTTTTCTACTAAAAACGCTGCTCTTTTTCAAATTCTATCTTGAAAAGTGGATTTTTTGAATATGTTGTCGTGATTTTTGAATATATCTCTTGGCATTTATCTGGAATAAAATGAAACGCGGATATATAATGATCAATTGCAATTCCTACAAATATTTCTGGCGAATAACACAGAGTATGGTTTTCAATTGATTCTAAAAGACTCTTAGAGCAATCATATGCTTCTCTCCAATATTCAAGCCGTACATAATTTTTTAAAATAAAATAATAAATATAATGGTAATTTTTTTGCGGATAGATAAAATTATTTACTATTTGACCATAATCGCCATAGGCTTTAACAATGTCATCAGAAAACTCATCTAATACTTCCAAATAAAACATTTCTTCTCCATGACCATAACCTAATAAAGTTGTATCTATAAAAATTTGATTTAATCGTGTTAAAATTCGTCTCCCTATTTCCTCTCCACAAGTAAATAAACAACCACAGACTACCCAACGATATTGAGAATAATAATCTTGTTTATTTTCAGTCAATTTATATTTTTTATCACAAACATTGAGAACTTGAATATGAAACTTTTCGGTAATATGTGAAAGTGTCCATGGCATCATAGTTTCGTCATAGTTTTCACAAATTTTAGACGCATTTTTTCCCAAAAAGCTGTCTATCCAACCAAATTTTGAAGTGTGAAACGGATTTTCTTCTATTGTTTTCAAAACAAAATAAAATTTTGAGCAGGTGATTAAATGTGTTTCGGCATTTGTTCTTGCATCTTTAGTCGGGTGATAAATGCTACGATTTTGTTTTACTTTTTCAAGATATCGAAAAGCAGGCAGATCAAGATATTTTATTTCAACAAATCTAGTCAATGAGTCAAGGCTGTGATTTTTTCGTTGTTCTTTCATTAAAGGGATTGTTTCTTTGTCACCATATATAACTAGATAAACCGGCATTCTTAAAAGAGCATCTAGTTGTTCTATTATCTCATGTAAGGGTCTAGCACCTGAATGTTTTGAATGGAAACAAAAACAGGCACTTGTTAATGTGCAATCTGGAATCGACATTCAAAAAGTATAAATCTTACTATTTTTTTCTTTTTATATGATATTACTAGAGTTTATGAAAGAAAAAATTCCTAAAAAAATATTTCAAACATGGAAAACCAAAACTATCTCTGATGAAGTCCAATATTTAACAAATACTTGGAGAACTAACAATCCAGATTATGTTTATCATTTGTTTGATGACAATGATTGTGAAGAATTTATTAAAACACACTTTGATATAAAAGTATATCAAGCATATTGTAGAATATTTCCTGGTGCATATAAAGCAGACATGTGGAGGTATTGTGTTTTATATATCTTTGGGGGTATTTACATAGATATAGATACAATATGTTTCAACCCAATCGATTTGGTTTTAAATGAAGATATAGAATTTATTTGCCCAATTGATTTGAACAATTCACCCTTTTTGGGAAAATATAATCTGTTTAACACATTTATTGCCTCAGTACCAAAACATCCTATTCTGCTTAATTGTATTAACAAAATAGTTTATCATATTGAAAATAATATTATTCCCTTTTCAAATTTAGATTTTTCTGGACCCGGATTATTAGGTCAGTCAACAAATCTATACTTAAAATTAGACCCAGATTCATCCTTTATTGGGAAACAAGGATATCACGACAATAACAAAATTAAGTTATTACAGTTTGAATGTGGCACAGAGTACGTAAAAGAGGAGAATCTTATTTTATTACAAAATAAAAACGGAAGTGAATTTATTAAAAAAATTTACGAAGAAGAAGTAAAAAACATAAATGGTGTTGATTGGGGAAAATGTGAAAATCCTATAAAACCAGAACCAACCATCGTCACCATGATTTATAATATCCGCGAAAAAGAAAATAATCAATCACATTGTATACATAATCATAAACTGGAAAAATATTTGAAATCGGGTAACGATTTTATTCTTACATTACCTTACCCACTAATTATCTTTACAGATGACGATGATATAATAAATTGTTTAAAAGAAGAACGAAAAAAATTAAATTTATTGAAAAAAACGGTTATCTATAAAATGCCACTTGAAGAAACCTATTTTTATAAAGATTTGGACTTGTTAAAAGAACTTCAAACAAAATTTCATATTTTTAATGGGTTCACGGATCATGAAACACCATTATACATTATTTTAACTAATAATAAAATGGATTTTATAGAAAAATCGATTGAATATAATCCATTTAAATCAACCCATTTTGTTTGGATGGATTTCGGAATAAATCATGTTGCTGAAAATACAAATCGCATTCATGATTGGATATACAAAATTCCAGATAAAATAAAACAATTATGTATCAATCCTTATTTGGAAAACATATGTTATAAGGAAATGTTTCAAAACATATATCATCATATGGCCGCTGGATTATTTAGTGGTTCTACCCAAAACTTGCTTATTTATTCACAATTGTTCAAAGAAAAAACAAAACTTATTTATCAGGAGGATTGGTATCAACTAGAAGAAGCTGTAATGACAATGGTTCAAAGAGAAAATCCGGAATTATTTGATTTGTATTATGGCGATTACCAGGGAATTGTTTCAAATTATATACATCCTATAAACAATTTGGATTTAATATTAAATGGCTGTAAAAAAGCACTTGATAATAATAATGTCGAATTAGCTTATAAAATAGGTTGTTATTGCATTCATTACTTTGAGAGCAATATTCACAATGAGTTAATTTATGAGTTTTTCTTTCAACATATCATTTCGGATTTTTATTTTAATAATAAACGTATATTGGATGCGGTTGTTAATTTAATGAACATAAAAAAAACATTTGATGAAGCTAAGATGAGAACGTTTTTTTATAATAATATGGATAATATCGATTTTTATGATAACAAAGATAATTTTTTATTCACTACAAAATAACTTACACATATTTTCGGCTTCTAGATTTACATGCGGCTTTTGAAATAAGCGTTGAATCATATCATCATCACGAAATCGAATCGTATAATCCTGTTGAATATTGTTTCGTCCAATACGCCCCATGGCCTGAAGAGTTTTTTGCTGCGTCATTTTTGTCAAGTCTTTCCCTATAATTCCATGACAAAACTGATAATTTGTCCCATAAATATAATCTGTCGATGCAATAATCATAAACAACCGTTGTTCATCTGCTAATTGTTTCATTATTTCCATATAATGAACATTTGGCGTTTCAGTGAACATACCAATTCCCAACAATAGTAATACCTTCATATGATTTTCAATAGATAATAACATGATTTGTTTTGCTGCGTCTTCTCCGATACTAGAAACAAAGGCATTTTCAACGACATCAGCAAGTGGACTCCATGCTTGTTGATGCGGTTTTGTATTAGGAACATAAATAGGTTCTAGGGATACTAACCTAACGTCTTTACGCAAGGCATTTATTTGGTTCATCCAATTTTCAGAATCTCTACATAATCTACCACTTTCTCTTACAGAAGATTCCTTGTCAGAATCTCCACCTGTAGATTTAGTTTCTTTTGCTAAAATAAGCCTTTCCAAATCGTCAATTTTAGCTATAATATCATTGTTTTTATCGATTTTGGATAAAATGGATTGAAATACAGAAGATGCAATATTTGATTGTTGAATATAGAAATTGCCAATTTTCTTTACATCTTCTGCTAAAAATATGGTAGGTCCGTCAGTTAATGTATAGGCGTCTGTTGTCGTGAGTAGAATTCCACTACTGTGTCCCTGCCCTTGTACTTTATTAGCAGTCGGTTTAGTTGGTGGAGTTGACACACTCATTGTTCTTGATAATTGTCCGCCAGCAGATGACTTTACTTGGTCAACACTATTTGATTTTACAAAATTACTCGTCTTAAATTTTGGCTGACGAAAGGTTATAAAATGTTTATACATGGTATTCCATTTTTCTGAATCAATATGCAGTAGTAACTGTAAATAATACTCTTTCAATCCATTCATTGTTATATCAGTTATTTTTGTGAAATAGGAATCAATAGAATGAGATTCGTCAATTCCATTTATAGAATGTACATACTCGATAAACCGAACTATCTCGCTTAAATCAAAATATCGGAGCAATGTCTTGTTGTTTTCACAATATTCGGCACATCGCTGCAAGTCTCCATAATCGCCATACATAAAATGTGGCAAAACGCAGAATCCATCTTTGTTTAAAATTGGAATAGATTTCTTACAATCAAAACTAGTGATGGTAAAAATCTGTGCATTATCAAATTTGCCCCGGAAATCATCAAATATCGGCTGAATCTCAGAAAGGATTGGTAATGTAGCACATGATAAAACAACAGTTGGGATTTTATTTTGTGCCCAATTCTCTTTGATTTTGTTATGTAGTGGATGTTCTTCATAATCCATAGTGATGGTTGGTTCATCCCAATAGGTAATGATGTTTTCGGCCTCATTAAATGCCAGCATATAATGCATTGCTGTTAGATAGGACTGAACGTCACAAATCATAATCTCCACATTATTTCCAACGCTATTATTTACTTTAAAAATTCCACCCGATTTCCGATGTTTTACAAAATCAATCGCAGAGAAATAATGGAGACGGATATCTGATGCGGTCTCACATCCAAAAGCGAAGGCTACTTTTTTCTCCATGGAAATTGCGGATTTTGCAAGTGCGAGTCCGATATGTCTAGCAACACAAACAAATATGACACGATATTGATTTGAAAGACCAATTGGTGATAATGTTTTACCAGTGCCGGTCGGTGCTGTATATAAAATAAGCTTGGGTACATTTTGGTTCGTAGTCATCTCGGCATTATTCTTCAAAATAGTAAACAACTCTTTTTGGTGGGGAAAGAGAGTTTGATTCTCATATTTTAATAAATATTTGTTTTTTTCAATAAATTCGTAGGCATTGGTAATGATTTCGCTTATTTTTGTAAACGAATTGGCATATTCAGTGCATGTGTTTATAAATGACATTACGTATTGATTTAAATTACGAATTGACGCACGTTTCAGATGCTGAATCGTATACAAATAAAACGCATATTTCTGTTTTTTTTTTATAATTTGTTTCATTAACTCCTTCGTCAGGTCTAATAATAAGAATTCAAATATATATTGTTTATTTGTTTGAATATTTGTCTCTAAATTTTGAATACGAATTGAATCACCACTTTTCAGGGTTTTTAATTCGGCACCGGCTAACCCCCTTCCAGATAGTGTTGCAGAAAAGCCATGTATCGGAGTTTCTTTGCAATATTTATCAACAATTTCTTGGACATGAGAATCAAAATATTTTTTATAAAGGAAATACTCTGTTTCTGGCGTTTGTTCTATTTTTATAAAAGAGAACATTGATTGGGTATCGTTAGTTTCGATATTCACATCATCATATCCTCGTATAATCATATCCAATATTTTCTTTTCTCTATCAGAGATGGGAACCTCAATCGTTTCCCATTCCTTCTTTGATAGTTTATTCTGAGTCAAATCCATTGTCGTTTTCGGCGTTTTTATTGATTCTATTATTTAAAAAATAGTAAATCAATTTTTTTATGAAGATATATATATGTTGGGTGGAAGCATCGCTAAAAACGACGTTTTTAAAAAAATAATTAGTATTGGATATGAATTGGAAACAGCAAGTCTAGCTAAATTCACAAAAGTATTCGAAAATGCAGAAGGACCATTAGATGATGACGTCTTATTGAATACTGATACCGCGGGCCCAAATTTGGAAGAAGTGCTGAGTTATTCATCTGAACGAGATGGCGAATTGTTTTTTAATCGAAAAGATGAATTATTATTAGTAGATTCCTATACAACAGCTAGTTTGAATCAAGGTAAAAAAACAGTAGATAGAAATGTAAAATTTTGGATTGCAAATGACATAACGTCAAGTTTATTTTCAAACTATTTGAATCGCTTATGTTTAGAAAGTGAAGAGAAAGAAAGCGACGCAAAAACCCTTGCTGATAAAAAAAATAACTTATATACAATCGAAACAGGAAAAGGCGAAATATATAAATTACATTTTGAAACGTTGGTACCAAAAGAATGTGGATTATTTGCTGACGTAGAATGGATTTTTACATACTATAAACCTAAACGGGGTGATAATTTGATTATTGATACATTTGTCAATGTAATGAAAAACTTGTTATTACACTTAGATAGTCTTGAACTACACCCCTGCAAATTAGTTGCTCACTTGAATGAAGACGATTCCACTGCAGACACCGTTTTGGTAAGAAAACCAGAGCAACGTTCTTTGTTTTATTTGCCAGATACTAATATGTATTATTTACAAACGCAATATGTAGACGAATTGTTAGTTGTAAATGATATATGTATTACTCCACAAATGACATTTTCAGTTCATATTAAAGATTTGATAGACGTATTCAAAGAGATAATTGCGTTTAATGGATTAGAAACCGAAAGTTTGCGTGATTCAAAAACGATTTCTGAGAATCGATATACTACTATTGTTAATATAGAAAAATGTATTGATGAATTAATAATTGAATATAATAAAAATAATTCCCACAAGTTTTTAGATAAGAAGGAGGAGATTCAAATTATTAAAAACTATTTGTTTATGATTTTATATAAAATATATATTTATCTTAATGTTTATCTGGTGAATAAAAAGGCAAACGCTTCTTATAAAAAATATTTGAAAGATTCTTTATATTTTAATTCACGTCATGCAAATTATGATTTGTATATTGAAATGCGTAAATGTATATCCGAATATTTTTTAGGTGAGTTAGGAAATGAACGCATTCATGATATAATATGTAAACTGGTAATCCAAGAAAACGTATTGGAAAAATATTTAATTAATGATAGTAAAAACGTTCGTAAAAAGGCGTTCTCTATAGATAAAAAATATGAATTAGAGCCAACAAATCGCAACTACGGAAATCCAGAATATTCACTATTGTCTTATTTTCAATTCTTTGAAAGACCAAGTCAACATGAAGATAATTATGACGGGGATGGCGAATTGATGCACGATTGGTTTCGATCTAAAAGACTCGACGTTTTTTCAACGCAGATGGATGTTAAAAAAAACATTGTTCTTGCTGAAGTACGAATGTTTCAAAGACTATTATCCAACTATCTCATTTCAATGAACGACGACACTTTGTTAGAAACAATGACAAATGGAGCATGTAATCGTATAATGCGAAATTCATCTCCGACCATTTCACAATTTTCGATTGCTACCTTACGGCGGTTTGTTGAACTTTATGATAAGGCTTCTATAAAACCTAGGAAAACTGAAAAGGCAAAACGACTTAAGAAAACAGTATTGGTTTCGCATTCTACACGAAAAAGGTGTCCTAATGGTTCAAGAAAAAACAAATTAGGACAATGTATAAAATATTTACACCGATGAACATTAAATTAATTTATCGGTTACGTTACACTTAAATATCTACTGAGACGCCCAAGTGGGGGTCCTATTTTTAATATTCAAGGGTGTAAAAAAATAAATAAAAAGTTGGATGAAAAATTGAATCTAAAAAGAAACATATAAGTATAATAAAAAACTATCAACAATCAACAATGAATTTTTATTCTGATAAATTAAAAAACAATATTATCGATACCGAACCAATCGATAATATTCTAGAGGCCCTGGAAGATTTTCAGGTGCATTGCCGATATGTGATTGTAAGATATTCCATGGGTTCTCTATCCCATAAATATTCCTTGAATCTTTTGAAGGATGATAAAAATATTGTTGCATTTCATTGTTTAGATAATGTATTTGACATGGCAAATTGTCCATCAATATTGATTTATAGAAAACAAAAACTAATATCCGAGATTCATTATTATATTTTATTTGCCTGTACAAAACGTAACTTTCGTGGTCAGGGTTATGCGTCAAAATTATTGACAGGATTTATAGAAAGAATAAAAGAAGAAAATGGTACCAAAGATGAAAATGGAGCCGAGGAAGGAATTGACCAGGTGGCTAAAAAAAAAATAAGGATTGTTTTGAGTTCGGTTGAAAGTGCAGTAGTGTTTTATGAAGAATTTGGGTTTCGGTGGACACGGGAATCTTTATTGGATTATCCGTTTTTGATGAGACATGAAAAATATAATAAAAAACATGAATATTTTATTTTAGAATATATTGTTACTGTCTAATCATTTACGTACAATATCTTGGTTCACTAAAAACCAATCGATTGTATCTGATATTCCATTTTCGATAGGAAAAAAATCGAATTCAGGAAAAAAACTCATTAACTTCTTATTGCTTGCAGTTTTTTTGTATTGACCGTCTGAAAAAGACGAATCGAATACCATTTTGTCTTGATAATCGAATTTTTTTGCAATCAAATTAGCTACTTCGCCGATAGATATTTCATCCTCTTCGGGTACGGATAAAATAATAGGACCAATTGCACCCATTGCACCCATTTTACTATTTGGATCCTCATTACCAATAAATAAAATAGACAATATCAGTTTCGCCAAATCATGTGAATATATAAACTGGCGTAATGGGGTTCCACTACCGCGTACCACAAAGTTCTCATTATTCAGTTTTGCAAGAAAGCATTTATGAATGAGTGCTGGTAGGACATGTGCGTCTTCTAGATGAAAATTATCGTATGGTCCATATATGTTCGTAGGAATAACACAGACATAATTGGTTCCCTTGGATTCGTTGTAGATTCTACATTGAACTTCTAACATCCGCTTGGCATATGCATAGGCGTCATTAGAAAAATGTGGCGGTCCATCATGAAGCATTGTTTCATCTATTAGGCACTGCTCTGCCGTTTTAGGTTTATCGGGAAAAATACATGTAGATAAACAGGCGATCATATTTTTTACACCAGATTCATACGCATATTTTATGACGTTGTTATTGATAGCTAAATTGTTTTCAAACATTGCTATTTTTTGGTTCATATTTTTATAAAGACCGCCAACGCATGCTGCTAAATGAATTACATGCGTTGGTTTATGTTTTTCAAACATGGCTTTTGTCTCTTGACTACTTGTTAAATCGTAGTCTTTTGATGAGATAGATACAATTGAATAAGTATTATTATTTTGATAAATTGCTGATTCTTTCCAAATATGGTTTATGGCATTTCCGACAAGTCCTGATCCACCAGTTACTAAAATGATTGGTTTTGACATAATATATTTTTTATGATATTATGTCATTATATATTTTTTGATCGGTACAATTAGTATTTCTCACAATTTCCCGTCTTGGGATTTTTACGTGATCCATTTGGACAACGGCTTCTTTTGGAGTTAAGACTTATTTTTACCGTTTTTTTCTCTTTTTTCTCTTTTTTTTGTGATCTTCCTTTCAAGCATTTAAACTGCTCATTACGTGCATAACCCTCCTTACATACTTTTACACAACGAGTCGTTTTAGGATTCATTTCCTTGCCTTCAGGACATTGGGGTGGGTCCATTTCTCCAAATAAATCTAGAGCACGAGTTTTTTTGGAAACTTTCGGCAGTTTTACGAGAACAGGCTTATCTTTTTTAGCTACATGAGCATCTTTATCCATAATTGTATGATTTACTATCTTCTTATGATGTTTTTCAAGAATTCCACTATTTTCTAACAACTGTTCAAATTTTACAATTGATACGTCAATCGAACTTCTCGCGGTTAGCCACGGACTAATCATTTCATATAGGCATGCTCGAAATTTCCACACAAATTCTTTGTGCTTTTCACCACCAAATTCTAAAAACTTGGACGCATTACTTAACCAAAACAATAACGTGAATGCTAATCCATAACTATCTATCGTATCAACACACTTATTCGCAAACATATTGTATGATAATGGATTATCAACATCGCCAATGTCTTCTACAAAAAATAAACTATATAGTTGCATTAAATGAAGATAAATTGCCTTGGTTGGTCGATTAGTATGACTATTTTCACTGTTGGTGTCGCCCATAATATACATTAAAAAAAAGGCTATATGCCCGCCTTCGTGAGAATTTTGGTTTTCAATTATTTTTTTTTTGGCAGCAAAATTTGCCACTTGGTTCGGTTTTTTTTGTAATATTTCGAAATTGTCCTTTTGTAAATATTCGATTTCCCATGGAAAATTAAACCACATTTTTGTTCCAGTATAATAATCATTTTTCGCTGCTCTCGATAAAATCATTTTTTTTGACTTCATAAATCCAAAATCAATAATATTTAACCGATTCTTTTCCGCATTATAAACGAAATTGTGTGGTTTCAAATCATGATGTACGATCTTTTTTTTCCCGAATTCACGTATACCATCAAACATACGCAAACATTCTAATAAAAATAACTCACTATTTCTCAATGATTCGGCGTTCACGTTCCACTTTTTCATCGTCGCTGCATATTGGAGTATATTCATTCCACCATCCTCCATAATGATTAATTGAGAACTTGGTAATTGTAAATCTTGCATTAATTTACATTTCTTTGCCGCATCAATATTTGATTTTAGTTCATAGTCCATATTGCAATTTTCTGGAACCCCTAAATAGTAATTGTTTTTGGGGTCCGCCCTCTTTACCTTGGTATATTCTTTTAATTCTAAGTTGGCTTCTTTTTTATTCATTAACTTGGAGGTTTTGTTTTTGTAAGATATTCCTGGTTTATTTTTGCATTTTAGACTAGGTCTATGAACACATCCATATGTACCTTCTCCTATAATTCGAGGAGTTTCTTGGGCCATATGTTTTACGTTTATTTATATTCTATTGATAAAAATATTTCATATCATCAAATACACCGATGCATTTGTTTGATTTTTGCGTAAAATCCATATAAACGTTGGATGACCTTATATTATTAGAAATCAACCATTTATATACTTGTGCCTATGTTTCACGGGTTTTTTACTACGAATTATAAAAAAATTATGTTTGAAGATATGCAATTTGCCATACGGAATCCTGATAAATTTATTATTATTAATACAATGTCTATTTCGGAACAGGAATGTCTAATAAAACATACTATTCCACCTAACTTGGAAGAAAAATATATCAACGATTTGATTAGCTCTTTTGATTTACATAGTAAAAAATTCTTTCTTTATGGAAAGAACGCAAATGATGAGACGGTAGAAAAAAAATATAAGCAATTAGCTGGGCTGGGATTTACGGAAATCTATCTGTATGGGGGTGGGATGTTTGAATGGATGCTTTTACAAGATATCTATGGAAAAGAGGAATTCCCGACAACCTCTCGTGTTCTCGATATTTTGAAATTTCGTCCTGTGAGAACATTTGGCGGGCACTATTTAGAACGTTGATAGTTTTGTTTTTGTTTTTGTTTATTTTTATCAATATAATATAACCTGGATTTTATTATTATATTATGTTTGAGAACATCTATAGAAAATTTGCTTCCGCTATTTATGCCGTTTTATTTGTGGTATTTATTTGGTTAGTTTATATAATTTATCTTCATCTAACCAAACAGAATTATGGGCAAGCAGAATATGAAATAATTTCAAAGCCACGTGCGAATATTAAGTATTTAGATGGAATTGATATAATTTATTGGATAAACTTGGATAGGTCGACTGACCGTCAAATTTTGATGAAACAACTGCTTCAAGATGACGAATTTAATGGTATACCTATTGAACGTGTTTCGGCAGTAGATGGTAAAAAACCTGACTTGGTATATCCACGTTTACAAATAATGTATAAACAAAAAAATGATTATGAATATGCCTGTATGCTTTCTCATTTGGATACAATTCGAAAATTTTCGAGAACAAATTTGCCTGTTGCTCTTATTTTGGAAGATGACGTAACGTTAGAATTTAAAAAGTATTGGCGTAAATCGGTTCGCGAAATTATGACAAACGCACCACCCGACTGGGAGATTATACAATTATGCTATAATACACCTAATAATATAAACTCGTTTCGCTTATATGAACGTAATTTATATAATAAAACAGTCTGTGCCGCGGCGTATTTAATTAAAAATAGTGCAGCAAAACGATTGATTGGTGAAATATTAGAGAACGGAAAATATAATTTGGAAAGTTATATTATTCATCATGCGGATTGTTATATTTTTAATAAGACAGTTACCTATACATATAAATATCCACTTTTTATTTATCGTACCGGAAATGATTCGTTATTGCATCCACAAGATTTAAAAGACCACGAGCGTTCAAAAAAGCAAATCGAGAACATGTATTCTAATTTGACTTTATAGGTGTAATTATGATAATTCTAATAAATTAGACACTTTTTGCTTTATTTTTTCCAAATTGAATTCGTCTGGAAGTTTTCCATCTTTAAAAAAAGCACGTTCATACATCATTTTATAAGATGCTTCATCATTATCTAGTTGTTTTATTTTACTTATCAATTCATTTAATTGATTCGGCGTATAATTAGGTGGCAAATATAAAATTGCATCCATATTCACATAATTTTCCACTTCTGGACATCCCCAATAAATAGGTATAGCACCACTATAATATGCATTAATTAATTTTTCTGTCAAATAGTTTGGTATGCTTTTGTTTTCAAAACATA